TTATGTAAAGCTAGCAGCTACAAATGTAGGTGTAAATGCTCTAGTTTGATTAATTCGCTGACGGATATCACTTAATCTAACTCCCATGTTAAAGAAGCTTAAACTAGTAGTGCTAAGACCTTCTACAAAATTAGCTCCTCTTCGTCCTAAAGTTATTACATATAATTGTGAACCTTCATTTTGAGTAATAGTAAAGTCACCATCAAAGAATGCTAGACTAGCTCTTCCATCAATAGTACCAGGAGTAATCTTTCCTCTGACTTGCCAAGTAGTGACTCCTGTTTCACGATTAGTTTCTCCATTATCGGCTATACTCCAACCAAGTCCATTTCTTGCATTTAAAGAATCAATAGTCCTTCTCCCACCTTGCCCCACTGAAGGAGCATCAGGATATTCATCAGGTTTAGCTATAATAACAGTAACCCCAGCTCTTTTATCAACATAGTTACCATAAATAGGAAATGTGCGTCCAATTGTATTTGCAGCAATATAAGGCGCTTCTAAGTTATTATCTAATACCCAGCTTCTTATACTTCTATCATACCATAAAAAGGTTGCTTCACTATTAATAATTCCTGAGTAAGTTGGTAGTCCGTTTATTTTAGTTGATAAAGATCTTGTTAATTCTCCTTGAGCATATTTATTGCCATCTGATTCAGTTACATAATCTACTGCTGTAGGATATAAATTAGCTTGTGATTCTTCAGAAGGTTCTTCTTTATTTGGCTTACCTTCAAATATAGTTCCTAGTTGTTGAATTTGATTATTTTCACTATTAACAGCAGATTCGCTTCTAGCTTTAACGCTTGCTATATCTATAGTTCCATCATATAACATTTTAACATTATTTGTAATTTCTTTTTTAGCTATACGGTTTTGAGCCATCACTGAAGTAATTCCAAACTCTTTATCCATATTAACATCATTAACTATCTCCTGTACTCTTGTTAATTGGTTATCGAGAGCTTCTCTTATTGCTCGTGCATTAGCAGCTGATACATTACTATCCACTCGCATTAAAGTGGTTTTAAAATCATTTTTAGCGTTATCATCTACTGTGTTTGTTTTAAAGTTATTATCTCTACAAATTTGACCAATTTGTGCATAAAAGCTTTCTTTAGCATTATTTAATGTTTTACCTACTGCTGCTCTCGTTGCTGCTTCACCTGCTACTTCAGCTGCTGATTCTAGAGTTGTAGCAAGCCCTACTACTTTAAGAAAATCACTATCAGTGGTAGCTAAATTAATAAAGTTTTCAGATTTAACTCTTTCTCTTTTTCCTGCTGGCACATCAATATCATATACCTTTTTAGCAAATTCAAAGAAATCAGTTGTTGCTTCATCTTCAGATTTGCCTTGATTCATTATTTCTTTGATAGCAGTAGTGATAGGAGAAATAATAGTTGAACCTTGAGGAGCTTTTAATGTGCCTGTAAATGCTACTCCTGTTACTGTATCAGTTCCTCCAGTTAATTCAATATCTCCTGCTGGTACAAAATTAAATGTAAAGAATCCATTAGCATCTGTTGTAGTAGTTTTTCCTTCAGCTACTGCTAAAACAGTTGCACCCGCAATAGGGCCATCAATACCTTGACCGGAAAATCCCACTCCTCCTCCTGATCCTCCTTGACTATGATGAATCATTTTTAGATACTCATTGTATTGTCTTCGTTGATCAGCTTCAAATAAAGCTTGTTCTTTAAGATACTTTTGCTTTACTTCCATTAAAGGAAGACCAACATTATCAGATCTTCTTACAAAGCTTTGCCAAGGTCCAGGATTAGATATAAAAAACATTAAACTTTTTTATAATAAATATAAAAAATTATTTAACAGTGTATCGATTTCTATAGCGAATTAAAGTAATAGAATCAGTGTAAAGAGAGTCACCTTCCATATCCATAATTTCATTTGGATTAAATTGAGCTCCTAAGAATCTAGTTTCAAAATGTAAGTGAGGTCCTAATGAATTTCCAGTACTACCTATTCTACCAATTGGTGTTCCATTTGTAATAGTATCTCCTTCTTCTACTAATAATTCTCTAAAATGAGCATAGTAAGTTTCAATACCATTAAAATGTCTGATAATAACTAAGTTTCCATATCCACCATTATAACCATAGCGAGACCATCTTACTACTCCATCAAAAGCTGCTGTTGTTGTATCTCTATTATTATAACCAATATCTAGAGCACCATGCCAACCTTGACGTCTATAACCATAACCACTTGTAACTTTACCTCCTACAGGAAAAGTAAACTCTCCTGTATCTAAAACTAAAACTAAGCTTACTGAATCTGGATATCCGTTATAAGGTTTAAAATGCATATAACTAAGATCTCCTCCTTCATATAGCGTATCAGCTTTTAAAGTATCTGGAGTCGTTGGTAATGGTAAAACTGTATCTTGAATATGTATTGGAACTAACTTTGGTACTGGATGTTGCTTAGTATATGTTTTTTGCATAAACATAAAGCTAATCGCTAGTAGTAGCATTGCTAAATAATATTTTTTCATGATAAAAGTTTGGTTAAAAATATAGCTAGATTAAGCCTCGATATGTAATCGTGTAATGATAAATATCGTAAAATGTTTATAAACTGTGACTCGGCTGGGGTTCGAACCCAGGACCCATACATTAAAAGTGTATTGCTCTACCAGCTGAGCTACCGAGTCATTAGTAGGTCTCCCATGGATTATTTACTCTAAAAACAAGTTTATCAGCTTGATATCTATAATCTACCCAAAATATTTTATAACGAGCTTGGTAAGGATATCTAACTAAAAACCAATGATGTTTTTGTTCATCTGCTTGGAATTGATAATCAGCTACCCAGTATTTAATATCCGCTTGATAAGCATAATCTACTTCATACAATAAAATATCCGCTTGATAAGCATAATCAACCTCAAACATTAATTGTGAAAAACTAATACTTGGTATAAATAATAAAGCTAATAAAATATTTTTAATACTCATATTAGAAATAATTATATCCTACTATTACAACAGTAAAAATACCTACTATTAACATCAAAAAGAAACCAGCCATCTTTACTAGAAAGCTAGAATTAATCGGTGTTTGCTCAGCATCAGCTTTAGTTCCTTCTGATATTAAAGTGTAAACTCCAATCGAAAAAAGAGCTGTAACTAAGGACGCTAAAAACCCTACCATTATTTATTCTTTAGAATATTTAAATAAATGCCCGCACATAAGATTGATGGTACCCATTGACCAACAAACATAGCTTGTTCTACATTACCAGTAAAATAAAAGTATTCAGAAGCTACTAAACTAATAACTGCTGTACTTAAAATAATTAAATTAGATTTCGAAATTTTCATAACATAAAATTAAAATTAAAAAATAGTACTCCGGCTAGGATTCGAACCTAGGACCTACTGCTTAGAAGGCAGTTGCTCTATCCAGCTGAGCTACCGGAGCATGAGTTAATTATCTTTTTCCTCCGAAGTATTTAACTGCGTGACCTTCCGTAATTAACATTTCATTCAAGCTCCAGCCATCTTTTTGTAGGAATAATTCTCCTAAACATCTACCAAATTTACCTACTCCGTGAGAAACTAAAATAAATTTATTATCATTTGATTCTAATTGTTCAATAAGATATTGTTTAGCTGCTAAACCTTTTTCTTTTTCTTCTAAATCTCTTGTACGAGATTCCCAAGCATCGATACCGTTAAGTCTAATACGAACTTTTTTCCAAGTATCAAATCCTAGATCTACTAGAGCATCGACAGTATCTCCATCTACTACTCTTTCTACTATTGCGTTGTAAGTATACATTATTTGTGTCCTATATAAGTTAAATCTTTCAATCTATAAATACTCTTGTATCGGTTCCATTCTGGTATGTATTCTATACAAAAGTTCACCATACCTTGATCAAAGAAAACAAATACTCCACTTCCTGGTTCATTAGGTGATTCTAATGTGTAGATATCTACCAGAGATTCAGAATCATGACGCACGAATGTCACATCCATGATATTACTGACTTGTTTCACATAATCATAGATTGCAATATGATCGTGATAAAAAGAAATTTTGAGATCAACAACTCTCGTCTCTTCTATAACATAATATTCATCCGAATATTTTACTGGATCTAAGATCTCCATTTTTGTACATGAGAAATCATATCCTGTTAGTGATTGAGATATTGCTACTAACGGAGCAAATAATAATAAAAATAATAATCGCATTATATAATTTAGTGGTAATAAGCTAATAAATCAAGTTCTTTTCTTACTTTGTTCCAGTAACACTTAGTTCGATGATGACTACTACCAGATGGACCTCCATTCCAACAACGAGCTATTGTCTCCCAATCTGAATCAGAATGATAATATTCTCTCCAGATATGGAACATTTCAATAGATTTTTTTACACTAAGACGATCGGTATAAACATAACGAACATCACTTCCATTTTTTTCCTGGATACGATTAACTTCTCTAACCATAATAGGCCATATCTGCAATACTCCTATTGCCCATCCACGATCACCTGTAGCAGTAGAGTCTCCTCTTGATTCAACTTGAATAATTGCTTCTACTAAGCAGTCAATAGGCATATCTTGATACTGTGCTTGAGACACACTTAGAGATAGCGAGAGTGTAAATAATAGTAATAGTTTTTTCATAACGTTAATTTACTTAAATATAAGTAAATTATTTCTTATATCCAACTTATTTAAGCGTTATCTAGATCTTTTTCTAGTTGCTTTTTATGAGCTGTAAGTACTTTCAAGGTTGCAAGAAGATCTTTAACTTTCTTATCATCTCCTGCTTCTTTAGCTACTTTATATTCTTTTGCTAAACCTTTCATATCCTTTGCTACCTTAGCGAGTTTCCCTGCAATTGATGCTAGTGAACCTCCAGAGCTTTTAATCTGTCCAGCAGTAGGTTCTTCAGTTTCTTCTGTTATAGATTTATAAATTCTACTAGCTACTGCTTTAGCTCTTTCTTTTGAAAGTGAAGGATTTTCTTTATAAGTTGCTTGATGTACTCCTTTCATAGTATATCTTCGACCTTTATCTAAAGTTACTTTATAATCTTTTCCTTTAAATACTCTTTGGTCTCCATCCTCCTCTCTAACTTGAGTTACTGGAGGTATTTTAGATCTTCTTTTATCTAATGGATCAGATATAGTAGCACCTCTTTCTCTTGCATCTTTAGTTATTCTACCTTTTACTAGATTTCCGGACTTTGTAAAGTAATGTCCTTTAGGAGCAGATTTAGTTTCAGATTTCATAGCTTTCTTAATAGCTTTATCTCTTGCCATTAAATAATCATCAGAATCAATATCTCCATCACCGTCATGATCTTTACCTTTTTTCTCTTTAACACTAATTCTAGGCTGTGTATCAAACTCTTCCATGTCATCATAGATAAGATTCATTACTTCTTCTGCTACAGCTTTAATTTTATCTACTACTTCTGGTTTGTGTTGTTCAGCAAATGACATTAGATTTAAAATACCATTATGTGCCATATCACCTATAGCGTTAAATTCTTCGACTTTATAACTAGGATAAGTCATCCTATAATCTCTTGCTTCTTTCATTTGTAAGTGTTTTAAATAAGGTTCTTCTGTTCCGTCTTCATATTCAATAGTATGATCTTCTACATTATTTGAATCATGAGTATGAATAGCTTTTACTTTTTTACCACCAATGGTAAGTCCTTCATTCATAATTCCTGAGTATTGATATGTCATTCCTTCTACTAATTCATCTAAGACATTCTCATCTCTTAATTCAAGAATCATTTGAGAAAATGTTGTAGCTCCTACTTCGTTATATAGTCTTTTAAGAGCATCTCTAGCTACGTTAAGTCTTTCATTCATTTTTTCTTTTTTTGAAGCAAAAGATAATTCTGAATCATAGTAATATTCATCTTCACCATTAGGAAATTCTACATTATAAACCATCTCATTAGCTGTTTTCCCATCGATCCTATGTGGGAATACACCGTAAACTGTTCCTACACCTAACTCTGGAGAATTTTTAACTATTACTTTATCTTCTTGATTAAAACGACCTATTACATACTTATTACCTGTGCCCATTTTAATTGAATCCAATCTATCTGTAAGGTCTGAAAAAGAATATCCTGGTTCAGAATCTCCACGTTGTCCTTCTCCTAATTCTCTTCTTAAAGTTTCTGCATCATGATCCATTTGATCTTGTGTTAGCATATCTAAATATGCTTGTAATGGATTTTTAGGTAGAACATCAATTTCTCCACTACGTATCTTTCGAAGATAATATAACATTGCTTGATCTCTCAATTCATTCTCTGCTTCTATTTGTCGAGGATCTTTTGTATGCATTCCTTCATCTAATGGTTCAGCAAATTTTTTCATTGCGTCAAACATTTTAGGAAAAAATTGTCTTGCATAACTACGAGCGTTCATCATGACTAAACCTTCCTTATCATCCTCATAGCTCTCAAAATCATCCATATAAAAATCAGTTGCACTTTCAGCGGCATCTATAAGATCAGAAAGGCTAGGAAATTCAGATGGTTTACCTAATTCTCTATGCATAGATGATACTAAAGCAAATTGATCAGAACGTCCCCATCCATCACCTTCACCTAATGGTCTTCCTTCATCATCATATCCCATTCCTACATTTTCATCATCTTGTTCAAAATCAGCATCATAGTCATTATCACCTTTACGATGAATAGGCACTTGATCTTCTATACTATAGTTAGGAGCTGATTTACCAGTTAAATCTTCAACATACGCAATAGCATTATTAAGTTCTTTCATACTAAATGCAGCTTTAGAAGCTTTTTTTCTAGCATCTTTATAGCTTATTCTTCCCATTACTACATCTGCTGCTAAACTTTCTACTTCTTCACCTCCAGTACCAAAATCATCATCAAATTCTAATTGTTCGTTTATTTCTCCTATTGTTCCTGATCCAATTATGTCTTGTAAGAATCTTCCTACTTCATTTGACTTAACTGCTGCTAGAGCTGCTTCTAAAGAAGATATTGCAATCTTTCCTGCTTTGAATGCTTTTACAGATCCAGCTCCACTTGCAAGCATTAATGATGCAACTAAGACATGATAGATACCATCTACTGCTTTATCAAGAGCTGAACCTTCTTTAGCACCGATTGCTCTAAGTCCTTTTTTAATTACTCCTGTAAGTGTATGGTGAAGTTTATCAGCTACTTTAATAATTTTTTCTCCTGTATTTCCTGTGCGTCCAATTACAGATGAGAATTTTTTAGAAATCTTTCCTACAATTTTAAGTATTTCCGGAATTGCTAAACTAGCTCCTGCTACAACTAGAGGTGCTCCTTCTTTAACATCAGCTTTTATGTTTGGTAGTTCGTCTGCAAAATCTTCGACTGCATCCTTAAATACATCTTCAATTTCTTTATCTGCTTTTTTATCTTCGTCTTCGAATAGAGGATTATTATACAAATAATCGTTTAAGTCAAAATTAGACATAAGTGTTCTTATTTTTTTATTATTATAAATATAGATTAATTAGTAAAAACTTCTTTATCTATATTACCAGAAAGTAAATCGTGACAGGTATGATTAATGTGTAAAGCTGATTCTTGAATGATACGTTGACCAGATAAAGTAATAGCTTCTCCTATAAGTATATTACCATACCTAAAACCATTCATAGCTGTAGCTCCAAATAAAGAATTAAGTAAGATCTTAATTGTATACTGCATTGTATGATACTTTGCAGTCATAGCTTTGTTACCTTCAGACTTATACTTCTTCATTAAGTTCTTATATCGTACTCTCTCATTAAACCATTCATTTAATAATATAGAGAATACTGATGGTTTATCTTTAGAGAACATTACCCCATTAGCAGCTACTGCGATATCCATATCTTCGATAAACTTAACCAGTTTAGATACTTCCATCATCTTAGTTTGACCTCTATGATTTTGAACTCTAACATTTAACTCTTGAGGCATCTCTTTTAGATCTTTTAACCCTAATCGGTTATTCTTCTCATCACCATGATAGATCTTTCCTATCATAGTTTCCTTACCCATATTGAGAGTCATCATAATAGATGGATATAGAGAGGTTAAATCTAAGTCAAAAATATAATTGTATAGTCCGGAAGTAGGACAGAATACATAACCACCAGCAATCTTACGATCTAATTTATTATTACGTTCCTTACGAGGTGGAATAATACCTTTAGATAAAAGATAAGCTGAAATAGCACCATCATGTACTACTGAGGTAGAATGAACCTGATGATAGTTAATCTTACCTTTATGACATAAGTTTTTAGTTAAATCAAGATAACCTAACTTCTCATCTAATACTTTTAAGATCTCAACATCTCGAAAGTTATATTCGATAAACTTATCAATATCATCTTCGAATAATCGATTAAGAGATCCTTCATACTCAATCTTACCTAACCCAGCATACTTCTCTCCAATAGCATCTAACTTATAAGAAGGTTCTTCTCTCATAGAGAACTGCTTATGTAGTCGTAAGTAATCTAAAGTTTCTAAACCGGCAAACTCAATAGTACGTTCTCTAGACCATTGAGATATATCTCTTGCAATATTAATAGGAGACATAGCCATAGCCCATTCCTCTCCTAATACATTACAGATACGAAAATATAAATAAGGAATATCGAAATGATCACTATTATATCCGATTAAGATATCTGGATCGATTTCTCTAATACGTTCAACCCATTTAGCAAGTAACTCTTTTTCTGTACGAACAGGTATAATCTCTTTATTACCCTTTTCAGAGTATTGCATTTTACCTTGCTTATCTAAAATCAAGATACCCCACTTATCTCTAAACTTATCATACCAAGCAATAGAAGTACAAGGCATTGGAGCTTGACGGATGTACTCTTGAGTTAATCGTCCACCAATCTCAATCTCAATATCGAAAAATAATTCTTTATGTGAAGTCGAAGGCTCATCATTAGTACCGTAGGTTTCGATCAGAAACTTTTGAGCCGGTTGCATATCATGATAATGAATAGTCTTATCATCATAATCCCATTGATACACTTTATCTAACTTCTCACCTCGGAAACCTTCATACTCACCATAATCAGATTCTTTGTAAGCATAATTACGCCAATCTAATTGATTATATCCACCATCATCCCATAAGTGAATAGTATAGTTATTCCCTCTACCTTTTTCTGCATAACACTTTTTGTAAGGTAGTACTAATTGCTCCTTACTGCTCATTTAATATCGCGCTTAAATTTGGTGGGAAATAGTTAACCGACTTCATGACCTTACGATCACTACTTCTTAATACTACCCAGTAATCATCTCTTTGTTCAATATGACATGGTTCACCTTGTTGTTCGGACCGCAGGTCGCGCGTCTGTTCGGCTTCCTCTAAAGTCTTACACAACTTAGACATATTTGATTGATGTACTTCTTCATAAGCTGCTTCAAAATGATCTTTAAGACCATGTAGCATTACACCATTTCCGGTTGCAACATAAGTAATATCGGCTAATGCATCTAAGACCTCTACTACATCCCCTCTCTCGCATGCTTCTTTATACTCATTTAACTCCTCTAAGATAAAGTTATACACAAACATCCATTGTTCTTTTTCGGGAACATTAGGAATATACTTGTTAGGCTTATTAAAGGCTTCATTAAATTGTTCTACCTCGGATACAAACGGTACATAATCATCTCTTCTACTATATTTATATTGCATATATATTTATTCTAATTATATTCTTAAGATAGCGATTTTTCTTCGACTTTTCTACCTTTTTAATAAATCTTTTTTACGAAATATGAATTAAACTGGACCATACCTCATGTGATATATCTTGACTAAACTTGCTGTTTGGTGCTGTTATAACCGATATTGCATCGTGAGAGTGTAGAGACTCTTGATGAGAGCATATTACTCTAAAATCTTTTACTCTTTTATCTTCGGATAATTGTTCGTATAATAATCGAGCGGCATCTTCTACAAATTTGAGATAAGAACCATTAAGTTCAGCAAAGGCCATTTCGTCTTCTCTCTTTACAACTACTTGAGTTTCGGTCTTAAGAGCTTTAGCACACATCTCTTGTAGATCTTCTATCCATACAATTTTATCAAACTCTATTGATATTCTAGCTACCGATCTTTGAGAATGAGATACTGTTGCTTTATTTCTATACTTTCTTGCATGCTCGGCTAATTCATACGAACAAGGACAAGCAGAAGAATAAACAAAATCAAAATGTAAGATCTTTTTAAAATTACCTGTATAATCAATATTACCTTCTAAAGTTACATTATAATATTGATAACCAGCATTATTTGATCTTAAAGAAGGTTGTAAAATAGGATAAGAAAAATGTAATCCAATCTTAGCATCAAATGAATCTAGATTATCTTTATACTTCATTAGAATATCATCTAACTTATCATATACGTAATCATCTTTAAACTTATAGAAAGATCTCATAATACGAGACATATTAATTCCTTTCTTATGAGCTGCTAAGGATACTGTTCCGGTTACTCGAGTTTCTAATTCAATATCCCCTCCTCCACGCTTTTCATACTTAAGAGGTAATCTAAAATTATGAATACCTACTTGTTGGATCTCTACAGGACTTCCTTGAATCAAAGATGAAGGTCCATTTTGAAGATCAGGAAATGTCTCGATATCAGCTTTTGTAGGTCTATAAGTAGCATCATATTCTCTATCCGGTTCATTATATTTTACCGAATATTCATTATCTTCCGGTTCCTTATAAGATTTAACATCTCCGATCCACTCATATTTTTTTTCCTTATTTCTGTTATCTTGCATAATTTTATTTTAAATATTAAACACATCTTTCTGTACCAAAAGCCATAATATGACTTCTACCTGTAAATCTCCATCCTCTATCTCTAACAAAGTTCATTACTACAGGATAGGATTCTTGTAGAGCAGGAATATCATCTCCAGCAGGCATACACCAAATCTTTTCATCTGGTATCTCTAACTCTTTAACAAACTCCTCTACTTCCGGAAGAATAGTTAAATCTTTATCTAATACTGGTTTAATATGATAATCATTATGATATTCAATAGAAGCTTTGATTGCTTCTTTATTCAATCGTTTACTGTTATGTTTGATGATCATCTTCTCATCTACTATCTCTCCTAGCGGTGTTTTAGCTCCTACTACTGGAATAGAATTACTAAATTTAGGTGAAATAGATAATAGATTAATAGGATAATCAGTTTCTAAAAAATGAGATCCTTCTGTTTCAATAGTAATAAAGATTCCTCGCTCATGAGCAAAATGAGTTAATTCATTTACTAAAGCAGGGTGCATAGTAGGAGATCCCCCAGTTAACATCATCTCTTTTATATGAGGATTATCATCATACATTTTGATAATGTCATTAAAACAGAAAGTACCTTTTTCCGGATGAATAGATGTATACCAACTATCACACCATCCACCTTCACCAAAGAAGCATCTATGAGTACATCCTGATGTTCTAACTACAATAGTAGGGTAACCTTGTCTTGAACCTTCAGATTGAACTGCAGTATAAAGCTCTAATACCTGTAAAGGTTTTTCGTAACTTCTTAATCTTTTACATTTCATTATTGACGTAATGTTTTTTGAGTTAAGCTATTCATAGTTCTAAATGCACCAGGAATTAAATGCTCATGAGTAGATCGAATAGGATTAATATCAATCCCTCCTCTTCGAGTATACATTGCACATACCATTAGTTCTTTAGGATTAAATTCATCGTATAATTTTTTAAAGATCATTTCTACGATCTCTTCATGAAAGTGATTAACTTGTCTATGAGAAACAATATAGCTTGCTAGACTATCTAGAGTAAATACACTATCCTTCTCATTACCTTTAATAAAAATAAATAAGTCACCCCAGTCTGGTTGATTAGTTACTCGACAATTACTTCTTAAAAGATTAGTACGAACTTTTAATCTAGGATTAAAATCTTTAAACGATGCTTTGGTAATATCTAATTTTTCTAATTTATCATTAGAATAATCTACTTTATCTAAATCTACTAAATCTTCTAGTTCATCATAATCACTAAAGACATCAAAATTAAGACTATCATTTCTTGTAAATAATTTACATTCAACTTCTGTTTCTAATAAAGTTGATAAATCTTCTGATACGGTATCCTCAATAATCTTAATACATTCTTCTCCTGTTTCCCCAAAAGGAGTCATATTAAAGGAATTAAGATATAGTTTAATTGACTTAGATTCAACGTGATATTTAGAATCTGCATCACACCATATCTTCATTACTCCTGATACTGGTCTTCCAGTATTAGTAATAGCTGATACTTCGTATGCGTTCCAGACATCTCCTCCTATAAACGGAAGATTTTTATTATCAATTCGATAAGTTTCTCGATTTAAAGATCTAGGAATACGAACTAATAAAGAAGAATCATAAGTTGTTGAATAACCTTCTCCTCCTCTTTTACCTAATAGCGTTCCCGCTATATCATTAATTTGACTTTGTGTGCTCATTAATTGCTTTTTTAATTTGTTTAACTCTTTGTTTTACCGTACCTGTTAATTCCACAACTTCTACACCAAAATTATTTATGTAGGTTTCAAATAAATCTGCTATATCATCTCTAAAGTCTATATCATCACTTCTCACACCATCACTAACCAGATCAAATTCAGGCTTTAAATAAAATATAATGTCATATTGATTAATATAACTTTTAAATACATTTTCACAATAATCATAAACCCAGTTAGGAATACCAGGATTATAATCACATAACCATCGAGTATAGACTAATGCATCTAAAATACATCTATCCATTACTACTTTTGGTTTACGTAAATTTACAATATGATCTGTAATAATTAGTATCTGAGTAGTCAGATCTCCTTTCTCATTAATATCAAGATTAAATTGTCTTTGTATTCTTCTTGTTACTTCTTTTACAAAAGTATATTCTTCTATTTCTTTAACATTATTATCTGCAAGATAATTAACTAAAGTAGATTTACCCGTTCCCTGAGCTCCTGTAAATGCTATTTTCATTAGTATAACCTTTTATTCAAAAATTGTATCCATAAGCCTATCGACTCGTTTCTTAATATACGAAAATAATCATCAAGTTCCAAATTTCTAGTAGGAATTTTATTTTTATAAGCTATAATTTCTCCTTCATCTACCTGTTCAATTACCTTATGCAATACTGTTCCTATAAATTTATAATTTTTTTTCCAAGCTTTTAACTGTGGATCCTTTCCTTTTAATTTTGGATATTTAATTATATCTCCTGGGTGACCATTATAAATTTCATAACTCCTACATATTTCCGGCGGCAATACTCTTAACCAGCCGTGGAGAGTAACAATAGGATTAAAAACAAATCGTTCAAATATTCCATAATATTCTTCTAGTGTTGGTTTGTTAGATACATAACAAATTTTATTTCTGCATCTATCTAATAAATCTTGATTAATACTTCTTAAATGTTCAGGTCTTTTATTAGTTATAATAATATCAGGTTCTCTATCTAGAGCATTAATTACTTCTATAAGCTCGCTTCCAGTTTGCGAGAACATTGCGATCCATCTTTTATGCATTCCATAAATTTTTAAATGCTTTAGTATTATATTCTATTAAATCCCATATTTGAGAATTTAATTTATAATTTATCATAGTAAATAATTTTTGTGATTCTTTATCTTTTAATCCATATTTTGTATATTGTACATTTTTTATACCATGCACTATAGGATTAGATGTATCTACAGAATCTATAAAAAAGTATCGTTCAGGATCTTCTTTATAGAATGCTCCTTCTTGTGGTAAACCGCAGCCTAATAGATGAACTGGGATACTATAGTCAATAACTTTGTCCTCGATCATTTGATCTATTAAGCATGCTCTACCAATTGTAAATCTTTCATATTTATTTGATCCTAAACTTTCGTAAGTATTTAAATAATATGAATAATCAAATGAAATAGCTACTTTATCTACCTTAGCTTCCTCCACCATAAATTTATAACATTTAACTATTTCTTCATATGTTTTACCTTGAACTACACCAATAGATTTACTTTTAATATCAGGATATTTTGATAGCCATCTTTTTGCTTTATCAATCGTTTTATCGCAATCTTCTAATACATCTGGAATAATATACCATGTTGGTTCTAGTTCAGTTACCCAATGATAATATTTTTTATTATTAAATGATTTACCTAATTCAAAAATACTATTATCTAAAATAATTTCTCTGCCTTGTTTTTTAGCTTTAAAAAATATTTCTTTATATTCCGGAATTTCATCCATTAAATGAACTAAACAATAATCGTAATCTGTTAGCTGTTGTACCTTATCAAATATTGACATAGGTGCTTCATGAGCTATTCTAATTTTATTCTCCATAATATATTGCACTATTTTTTTCGTGTTCTCTAACTTCTACTGATACTATTTTACATCGATTATTAGTATCTTCTTTTACCCAATCATTTAATTTATTATAAAAATACTCAGCAAATTTTTCTGCTCCTACAGCAGGAATAACTCTTACTCGAGCTGCTCCTACTTTATCCATTTGTTTAAAAGCTTCTAAAAATGGGTCATCCTCTGCTACTATTACAGTATGATCTAACATATATGATAACCATTCTTTTACTTTCATACCGTCGATTTCTATATTGGATCTTTTAGCTCTGCCAAAATCTACTACCCAATTTTTATCATCGAGTTCACCTTCGTATGTTATTTTAAGAGATACTGAGTATCCATGTAAATATTGACAGTGTGTATCTGTTGCTTTCCATTGTCGAAAACAAGTAGAATACCCATCATATATTTTACTTGATAAAAATTTTTTTGACATAATTTATTATTTTTTTATACATAAAAATAAATGGAGTAATCCCTATCATAAGTAAAGATAGTAAGGAAGGATGTGATTCCCCGCATAATCCTAGCATATGATATATAAATTCTTTCATTAATATTATGTATTATAATTTAATAATACTTCTTGTACGTGAGCTTTAGCTTTCTGCCAATGTACTACTCCTGTTTCGTCAGCATATCTTACAGGATCTTTTTTTCCTAACTTAATAAATGCTTCGATACGTTCTACAGAAGAAGCTGATTTATAATCAGAATACCATTCTTTATCTATTTGAATAGGTTTATATGAAGTATTCGTTCGAGAATATACTTCATTAAAATCTAATCCTAATTCAAAACAAGCAACTTCTCCTGCTTGTAAAATACCATACTTATCATCATTAATAAACGGAGTATAATATTCGATATTATCAGCATCCCAGTTTCCTAATTTAAAAGTAGCTAGATCTGCATCTCTAAATTCTTCTCTACAGTCGGGATAAATTGCGTGATCACCTGCATGAATACCCATTCCAATATAAGTTGGTAGATTATTTGCTTTATACATTGAGAGAGCAATAGCTTGAGTTATAGAAGAAAAGATTTTATTACGATTAGGTACTACCGTAGCTTTCATATTTTCTTCTGCATAATGTCCTTCCGGTACTTCTTCTCCTCCTGATACTAGAGCTGAGTTAAGTAGATCTGGAAGACCATCTAATTTAATTACTTGATACTTGATGTTTGGTTCATTCAATCTGGTTAGATTAATATAATCAATTAAAGACTGAGCTCTTTCAAGTTCTACACGATGCTTTTGACCGTAATCAAAAGATACTGCAGTTACATTAAATCCTTCTTTTAAAGCATGGATTAATAAAGTAGAGGAGTCCATCCCTCCAGAAAGACTAATTACAACATTTTTACTCATTTTCTTGTTTTAAATTATCATTAACTGTTTTATTACCTAAATATTCTAAATACTTCATATCATTTTTCGTTAAATTAACTCCATTATCTCTTATTCTAGAAAATAATATATTTAATTCTTCTTCGAAATATGTATTCTGTAAGACTCTATCTTCTCTATGTGGACCTTTATTTATACCTAATTTAGTCATTCTTATATTTTTTTTCACAATAATAGTAAAGGTCTTCTAAAGTACCATCAAACTCATCCATTACTCTTTCATAAGCTTTAATACTTATTCTAAATAGTTTACAAAACTCCTTACGTATCTCAACTAATAGTTTTGCTTCATCTTTCTCAAAGTCTTCCCATAATCTCTTACAACGTTCAGCCATTAAGCTTAGTTTATCATCTCCTTGACCACTACCAATATTAGCTTGATATCTTTCATTATAATTAAGAGTAGCTAATTGAGCTTGCCAGAAGTAAATACTGTGATCGTAATCACCATTCTTAATTCTTTGAATAAGAGGTGCATAATTACTTAGAAGCTTATTCTTTCTAGTATGACTACGCCACCACATAAATCTATTATAATTTAATGGTTTTAATCTTTTTAGATTCTTTTCTATAACTTCTCTATCGTAAATATGTCTCATAACTATTTTAATTAAATATACGAAAAATAGTTAATAAGTAATACTATTATCATCATTATTTAATTGTTTTTTTAAAATTTTTTTCCTTTCTTTTAATTCTTCACTAGCTGCGTGAATAGCTCGACCTGATGCCGTGCTTTGCGCTAATTTAATTTGTTCATTTTCTATTTCTTCTATTTCTTTTTCAATTTTTTCTCTTTCAGGATTAAATTTATTTTCTTGTAAATCTGGAAGATCCTCTGGTTCAGCTTCTAATTCAACTATAGGTGTTTGAGTTATAACTACCTTTTCACCGTAAATATTTTCTCTTTTTTTTGGAAATGCCTTTCCGAACGCAAAATTAGCTGCAAGTACCAAACATATAGCTAAAGGATCAAATACAAATACAATAATTAAGATAAGAACATTAACTGTCTTATCCATCTCCCATCCTGAGATTTTACTAATATATTTTAAAGGTCCTAATTCGGCTGCTACATCAGAGCTAATTTCAGTTTCAAATCTTTCATTCTCTAATGCTAAAATAGTAGAATCTAATTTTGAAATATCATTACTAACTCTTAGATATTCCTTATTAGCTATTTCTAATTGAGTAGATAATAATTCTCTTTGATCTCCTGCTCCATCTCTATCTACCCAACTATATTCAATATTATTAATGCCTTCGTTTAGTTGAGTGATTCTTTCTTGAACGGAATTAGCTGTTTGTTCTCTTGAAGATTTTTGTTTTTTATAATTCTCTATCTTAGAATCATATATAGCTAACTCTTTTTGAGTGATACCTTCTTTATTAGCTGTTTCTTGATATGCAGCAGATAAATAACCATAAATACCCATTGAAGTAATGATAATTAGTATTACAACTGCTAAAGTTAAATATATTTTAAGTAATCTATTTAAGTCAGACCAATATTGATGTAGTAATGATGCTACTACTAATTTAGATGCTTCTAAAGTTCCTGTCATTATAATAACAGCTAATGAAGCTCCAGCAAATAATTTTGATAATCCAATTACTGAAAAAGTAGCCGCTGAACCTGAAATGGCTAAAGCGGTTACTGCAATCAGAGTAGGAAAGATAGCTTTTCCTAAAAAGTTAAATAATTTTCTCATACTATTGTTTATGCTTGGCAACTAGCACAATCCATAATATTCCGTGAAGTTTCTTGTGCTAGATTAGAAGACCTTTGATAATATAGAGTTTTTAATCCTAATTTCCAAGCTTCAATATATAATGCATTTACATCTTTTAGACTTGCATCTGGATGGATAACTAAGTTCAAAGATTGTGATTGATCAATATATTTCTGTCTTCCTGCTGCCTGTTGAATAATCTCTAATGGGGTAATTTCTCCAAAAGTTTTAAATACAAATTTTTCTCTTTCAGTTAAGAAATCCAAGTGTTGTACCGAACCTCCTTTTGACATAATTGACCTCCAAACCTCACTTGAATTCATTCCTTTATCCTTTAATAGCTTTTGTAGATAAGGGTTCTTATAAGTAAATTTACCTTTAGCTAGATCCTTAACAAAGTAATTAGAGAACAAAGGTTCTATAGATGGAGATACTTGTCCTAAAATAAATGAAGAAGAAGTTGTAGGAGCGGGAGCTACTCTTGTAGTAAATCTTTCTCCGTATCCTTCTAACATTTTAGGTTCTCCATATAGTTTAGCTAACTCTTTTGATGCCTTTAAAGTTCTTTCATCAATTAATTTAAAGATCTGCGTATTAAGTAGCTTAGCTTCCATACTTTCAAACGGTATCATAATAGATTGTAGGTATGAATGCCACCCTAATACTCCTACTCCAATACTTCGATGCTCGATTGCAAACTTACGAGCTTTTTCCATAAATGGAATTCCTTCTGTCTTATCAATAAATTCTGTATAAACAGCATCTAAGAAATAAGTTAACATCTCTACTGCATCAGTATCTTTCCAATCATCGTAATGCAATAAATTTAAAGAAGATAAGCAACATACAAAAGATTTTTCTTCATCTGTATATTCAATTATTTCTGAACACATCTGAGAATGATTAATTTTTAATCCTTTATCTTCGTACGCTTGGGGTAAATTATTATTTACATTATCATCAAAGAAAATATATGGGTATCCTTTTTCTGCTCTTCTTTGTAAAACTTTAGCCCATAATTTTCTTTTATTTTTATCACCATCAATCATAGATTGCATCCATCCTTCCGGAATAGTTACTGCAAAAGCTAAATCTTGGATTGGATGTCCTTCAGTATGACAATTTAAAAACTCTTCTATATCTCCATGATCAATAGGCATGTATGCTGCAAAGAATCCTCTTCTCATTCTGCCTTGAGATACAACTTGAGTAATAGTTTGGAATAATTCCATAAAGTGAACTGCCCCTGATGTCTTACCATTATTTTTAATCTCAGATCCTCTTGGTCTTATCTTACCGAAAAAGCCTGCTGTTCCTCCTCCATATCTCGTCATAGCACCTATTTCAGATGATGCTCGTAAGATATCCATAATATCATCCTGAATATCAATTCCAAAGCATGATATAGGTAATCCTCTATCTAGTCCAAAGTTGGACCAAACTGGTGATGAAAAACTATACCATCCTTTCTCAACATAAGAATGAAACTTATCCGAAAATCCTTTTATACCTAATATTTTTTCTGCTCGATCGCAGATTTCTTTAATTCTTTGCTCTGCTGTTACACCTGGAAGAAGATAGTCTCTTTCCAAGAAAGTCCTAGACTGTTTATTTAACCAATACATTCCTACGTTTTACAAATTAAAATAATTCACCTGCATCAAAGCTTTTCATAGCTTTTTGATAATCAATAGGTTTCTTATGAAAGAAATCTGTTAAGGCAGGAACATATATTTCCTCTTCCATCCATAACGTTTTTTCAGCTAGATTCTCATCTACATCAAACATTTTATCAAATCCTATCTTTTCTAATGAGTCATTCATTCTAATTCCTAAATATGTTTTTAATATATCATAAGATAAGAATTCATTTTCATACCCATCTAATATCCATTCAATAAGTCTTAATTCAGCATCATATGCTTCTTTAGCTTCTTCATATATTTTAAGCTCCATAGCATAATCAACTACTTCAGGATATTCTTCTTTAATTTTATTGAGTATAGCGATACCACCTGCTGCATGTAAGTTTTCTTCTTTTGATGTATATTGTACAACATTTGCAGTATCTTTTAATACATTATAATATCTGTTAAATCCTAAAATAGTATAAAACTGAGAAAATAAAGATACATTTTCAGTAAATAAAGAAAATAACGCTAACGAATAATAGATATTTTTTCTATCATCTACATAATTTTTTTCATTATATTTTGTTAAATACTTAACTCTATTTTGTACAATTTCTGTATCTAACAAAGTACTAAACTCGTCGTTTAATCCTAACTTAGTTAAAATTTCCGAATAAGCTCTTGAATGTATAACTTCTACTCCACCAAATACTGATCCCATTTCTGAGATTTCTGGCTTAGGTATAAGTTTTCCAACATTAGACCAATAACTTTTAACTGATACTTCTACTTGAGAAATCATTAATAATGCACGCTTGACTACCTGTCTTTCTTTTTCAGTTAAATTAGTATTGAAGTCTTGTATATCTTTTGTAAAATTAAATTCATTAACTGTCCAGTGTGATGCCCACATTGCATCTATTAAAGGGTTTGTTATATCACCATATTCAAATGGTTTATAAAATGGTCTAGGTTGGAATATTCCCATTGGTTTTAAGTTTAAAAAATTCGTTAGCTAATATTTTCTTATCATAACTGTCAAGATCTCCATTTCTTGTCGGTTGGGTTCGTGGTGTCAATTCTTGATCTTCATCATAATCATATACATCAAATCTTCCCACATTGGTGTCCGCTTTCACCCCATAGGTCATTCCATCCATTCCATATCGATTTTTAATCAAATGAAATCGACCCGTTCCATTTACTTTATCTTCTCTTTTTCGTGACAAAGATAGGGCAAAGTCTGTAATCATAATCTTATCATATGATCCAGCAGCTTTGTCTCCTTCAATTATGTCATCCTTCGCACCAGCTCGGTTAACTTGAGAAACTGACCAAATAGGTAAGTTTAGTTCTCTTGCAAGTCCCTTGGTATTAAGATAAATATCATCTATACTATCTTTTCGTTCTTTACTTTTCTTTCTGCTCCCCATTAAGTCAGCATAGTCGATAATTATTAAGTCAGGTTCGGTGCCGAGGTTTTTTACTTTTTCTATATGAGCTCTTACAGTATCAATGGTAGCAATACCTGGTGAATATTCTTTTATAATTAATTTTCCTGGTAGTTGGTTTACTTCTTCAGTTACTTTTGCTACGTTTTCTTTAGAACTAATTTCAGATACATTTATACCTGTTAAACTAGCATCATATCTTTTTCCTACATATCCCTCTCCTAATTCTAAAGTATAATGCAAAACATTATATCCTGCTTTTACAGCATAAGCTCCTAAAGCTACCAATAACCAAGATTTACCACCACCAGGATTACCAAAGATTAATCCAAAGTCGCCGTTACCTAATCCTCCCTGTAATAGGTCATTAAATACAGGCCATGGAGTTGGTACTACTGTTCTGTTATCTTCTCTATATCGAGATTCTACATCAATATTATATTCATGACCAACGTTCTTATCTCCTCCTGCTTCCATTGCTTTCTTAATCCGGAATTGAATAGATTCATAATCTCCTGTTTTAAGTAAGTCAACTGATTCTAATAGAGCAGCTTTAAGTTGTTGATTCTGACAGAACTTAGAAAACTCTTCTTGAACGAATTCTAAATCTTCATCTGATGCTTTGTATGCTTCTCTTAATAATTCTTTTACTGCTAATTTTAATACATCATTTTCTAGCTTATTTAATTCTACCTTTAGTACATCCATAGTGGGTGTAGTGTGGTATTTTTCGTAGTAAGAAACAATTTGCTTAATTACCCACTTACTTGCATCGCTATCAAAATAATCTTCGATTAGAACGTCAAAGATATTTACTAAGAATTTTTTATGTGTTAATAATGATGAAATTACTTTTATCTGAAAAGCCTTTCCATATGCGTTTAATGAACTTAATGTCATTGTTTACTAATTTTATAAATTTGATTAAAATACTGATTAAACCAATGTTGTGGATTCCTAATCAGATTACCTAATTTATCAACATTATGCAAACTTTCAAACTCATCAGGGTAATAATTTAATTCTTTATGTGCAATTATTTCTTTTACTCCCTGAATCTGTTGTTCGGTGACCATAGGATCTTTAAGATTCATTATCTTATAATTCTTTTCTATAGTATTAAAATCATCTAAGATTCTAGCATATGAGATATTAGTAGTTAATTTCTCTTCACATATACTATGAAGCTTACCTAAATGTATTTCCTCATTGGCTAATTCAGGTAATCTCTTTGCTAGCGTTTTTTTACCGAGACCTTTTATACCTTTTACATTATCGGAATTATCTCCGAGTAAGCATTTATATAATAAAAAGTTTTCCGGCTTAATATTAAATGAACTTTCTACATCTTCATAAGTATAAAACTTCTTCTCTGTAGGTCTATACACTACAATATGATCATCTACTAATTGTAGGAAATCTTTATCTGATGATACTATGAATAATTTATTCTTATCGTATGATAATTGATTACATAAAACTGATATAATATCATCAGCTTCTGCTTTATCAAAAGATAATATTTTTACTGGTAGTAATTTAAGATATTGAACTAATCTTAATAGTTGATCTAATTTAGACTCATGCTCATCTTCTAAAGAATCAAATGAATCCCAATTAGTAATCCTATTGATATTTCTATTTGCTTTATAATCAGGATTTATATTCTTTCTATTTACAGTAGAACCTTTACCATCAAAAATAACATATATTGAAGTTGGTTGTACTTTATTAATCAAAGTACCCATTGATCTTAGAAATCCTCCTAGACCTCCAATATGTGCTCCATTATTATTAGTTAAGTTAATAGTTGCAAAGTTACGAAAGAATAAGTTCAAGCCATCAATAATTAAAACTCTATCATGAGGTTTTAATCTAATTTCTTGATCCTCTTCGTTAATGTTATTTAAGATATCCAAGTATTCCATGTAATTCAGGGTTCTTGTGTGTAAGTTGAGATATCAGTTAGATCGTGCTCTTCTTCTACGATATTAAAAGTAGAACCTCCCATAATATCAGACCATTCTTGAGCTCTAGCTTTTTTATAGTTATTTAGAGCTGTAGGAGTATCTTTGATAAATCCATGAGGAGTCATAATAATTCTTCCTCTTGTAGTTACACCATTAATATGATTCTTTTCTACCTGAACGTTTACTCGTTTAGCAAATTCTACTTGCTTACCATCTTTAATTGCTTTAATCTTAGAAGTACCAGCAGACATAATATTACCGAAAGTAACTACGAATGTTGCATCATACCACATCGAGTAACCTCCTTTATTCATAAGCTTAGGTTGACCCATTGGTGATTCCGGCTTCATAGCCCATACCTTATTAATACAAACTAAAGTATTAGTAAATTTAGATGACTCTTTACGAGATAGAACAATTTTCTGATTTACATTATTTGCAAATTGAGTTGACATTGCTCCTGCATTCCATTCGTTATTATTCTTATTAGAGCGTACTGAAAGATCGCAAGGAATACTTCCGATAGAATCCCATAGGAAAAGAAGATCATAAGGTAAGTTACCATTAGACTGCTCATCGATAATATCCATAATGAATGCAGCTACATCTTCAATAGTATTTAGAGTTTCTCTATCAACATAGATAAAGTTTCCAGAGTAACCAACTACTTCACCAGTTTCTTCATCTACTTCAGTTTCTACTTCTAGTCCCATTTGCATAGCATGCTCCCAGTTCCATTTCATTTCTGTTACGATAATAACAGGAAGTATACCTCGCTTTTGAGCTGATACAGCTGCTTCGAGTAGAGCTGTTGTTTTACCAGTATCGGAATGCCCTCTTAGTAGAACGATATGTCCCATTGGTATACCAGGTACTGATAGTATATCTTGGTAAGCATCAGATAGAGGAATCCATTGTTGTTCTTTAAACTTTACATTTCCTGCTAATCCTTTCTTTTGTTTAAACTTACCTAAATCAAATTTCGACTTGATCTCCGAAGACACGGCCTCGGACAAAGACTTTTTACTTTTTGCCATAAAATACTATTATTAATTAAAACGGAGCTTCTTCTTTAGACTCTTCTTCAAATAAATCATCAAACATATCTGCTTTACTTTTCTTTACGGCAGGTGGTTCTGAATGATTAGAAGGTGGTGGAGGTGGAAAAGCTGATGGTTGAGCTGTTGTAGTTACATTGCTTGGTGTAGCTACAGTATCGGCTTCTGTGTCTCCTCCGTCCGGATTAATATAATTCTGAAGATTTAACTTCATAGTATCAAATGGAAGTGGTTTGAATACTTCTAATGGGTTAGGTTGAGTACGTAAAAACTCTTCTGCTAATTTAGCATCTTCATGAACAGGTGACTGATTCATAGAAGGTTGTACAGTAGTTTTAGGATATCCTCCATTAGGATCACGTACTACATTAATTTTAATATCACGACCATTATATGCATCAGTATAATCACCTACCTCTTCATCTAAGATTAATTGTAGAAGAGATTCATATACCATTTTACCGAATCCCCATAGCTTAACTCCTTCATTTTCTTCTCCTCGAACGATTACAGGAGCATAGATACGAACTTTAGGATCTAAAGTTTTAGCTAATCTCCAATGTTCAGAGTTATTAGATTGACGAAGCTGCTTTACAAATTCAGCAATAGGATCTTTCTCTCCCCAGTTTAATGGTGATACCATCATTTTAGATCCAATACCATAATACATTTTCATTTCTGAGAATGGTGATGCGGCATTAAATGCTGATGGAAGAATCCTAACTTTGGAATTACCTTCAGAAGGTTTCCAGAAATAATTTGGTCGATTATTATTATTGGCTTGACCATTACCTTGATTCTGCATAGACTGCAGTTTCTGACGAATTGCGTTTAAATCCATTTTTAAAACTTTTTAAGATGAAACAATTTATTATAACTCGATTATTTGATATATTTTTGTCTTTAACATTTTTAAACCACCTTGTTGAGTTAGCATGATGGTATTTCTATAGTGGTTCCATTCAATAGGAAATTTAGTATCGACTACTCCACCATTTAATTTTTTAATTAATTCATTTAATGCATTAATCGTATACAAAGTATTTGTATGTTTTTTTCTATGCACTAAAATAGTATTGTGAGGAATTGCACTAATATTTGCATTTTCTACATTATATGTAATAACATATTCTTCACTATCTTCTACAGATAATACAAATAACTTGTTGTACTTAATTTCATACTCAGAAGTAATATCTTTCAATTTTCCTTCTAATTCCTCAAGAGTAACGAATGTACAAAATAATTTATTATTCACGTCTACTTCGCTGTTGATTTTATCATAATCATATCGATTATAAATATCAACTTGCGACTCCATAACTAAATTCTCCTCCATAACTTTAACATTTTACAAGATTACCATAATTTTTACCATTTTTACATTTTATTTTAAGATTAAAAATACGAAAAACTTCTTTAATTTTCTCTACTATTTTCTCTTCTTTTTTATCTACATCTAATAATATACTATCATAGGTATATAAAACAACCTTAGTTTGTTTACCTCGCAATAGTTTCAAGATATCATATAAGATAAGAACATTATTTGAAGTTTCCAAATTTTGCAATAAATAATTCATTAATTTTAATGAATTCATTTGCGGATGATCTTTCTTTGAAAATTTATAATTAGATATTGGGCATTCTATATAACCTTTTGAATTAAATTCAGACCATAGATTATTTGAATAGTTTTTTACTTTCTGAAAGAAAGGTATATGTTCGTATTCAGATTTTATTCCTCCATATATTTGTTGAAAAGTTAATTGTTTTGCTTTATCATACGATGTTTGATATACAGATGCAAAATATTCATGTATATCTTCTACCTCAAATTCATATTTAAGTAACTGACACAGTAGAAGTATATGATAAGATGAAACATCTATTTCTACAAAATAATCATTTCTTGGTATAAAACAACTCCTACTGCCATTATCTTTATTTAGAGCTGCATAATTTACTTTCTTAAATGTATTAGATGGTCGAGTAGTTATAGTAGTATAGTTATACTGAGTAAAAACAAAATCTTCTTCGTTTTCATAAAAATGTTTTTCAAATAACTGTTTATTTATTTTTATACCACTTGACTCAATAACTGAGAATACTAGAGGTACTTTATTATTATAAAATGAATTATAATCATTATCAATATGCTCACTAATCTCCTCATACTTAGCTTCGTAGTACTCATATATCTTTACTATAGAGCAGTTTGAGTTAGATATTTTTCTCCTTTGAAAATCTTGTATAATTAATGGATAATCTATTTGTAATTCTTTGTAATTTATTTGTATATCAAATAGATTTCTATGTTTAAAGTTATGTAATAGTTTCTTTTTATCATAACAGTAAAACTTAGATATTCCTTTAAGAAAATCAATAATATTTTTTTGTAATAAATTACCAGTTTCGTAATGATTTATAGGTAAAATATATCCTTTTTTATCAGTAATAGGTCTAATATAATATCCAACAATATTTTGTTGACAGGGATGCTCATTAAAAAAGTCAGGTATTATTTCAATATAGAGATTATCTTTTACTATATTTTTAAAAGTATTAAACTGTTTTTTATTCTCTATTAACCAGTACATACTTAAAGATACGAAAAATATCTCTAATAACCACCTCCTCCACTGTAAGATCCTCCTCCGCCTCCAGCAGGTGGGGGAGCTGGTTGAGTTATTTGTGGTGCTGGTGTTACTGGAGTATTTAATTGTTGTTCTTGAGATCTATAACTATCTATAAGTTGTTGTGTAGAGGGACTGCTTCCACTTTTACCTCCTATATTATTAATAGTTAAAAATTTTAAAATTTTATTTAATGCTTTAACATTAGCTAAATTTTGAATTCCTGCTTCTAAGCTACCTTTTCTATTTTTAATAAAAAGTTGTTTATGTCTATTTGAAGTATGAATAGGTCCTTCCATAGGACCCTTATCAGGATGTATATGATAAAGGCCTCTATAATTTAAACCATTATCATATATTAGTTCGTTACCTGCTGTGTATAATTGTTCATTTTTATCTCTATAGAATTCATCATAATTAGTATCATTAATATATCTATTTATATCTCTAAAAGATATATTTTTCTTTAGCTCATTAGTATAGTATTCATTTATTTTTATTACATCTTCTCTAGAATTAGCTCTTATATACCATATAGTATTTTTTATATTAAATAAGCTTAAATATTTTCTATTATTTGATTGTAATTCACTTTTAAATGTTTTATAAGAATCTAATGTAGTAAAATAATATATGTTATTATAATTACTTTTAGCTATAAATCTTATCATATTACCTTTTAAATAATCATATGATGTAGGAGAAGAAGTGTTTTCATGTGGAATAAATACTTCATTATCAATATAATCTTTTATAAATCCACCTTTATTAGTACTTTTTTTACTTGCAAAATATTCTTCATTATTACGTTCCGTGAATAGATATTGTGTTTTACCATGTGGAAAATCATCTTTAGGAGCTTTTGCTGAGGTTGTAAGTAATCCACCATCTTTATAGTATAATTTTGCGGTTGTATTTTCTACAGTAGCCCCAGTAAATAATTCACCTGTAATAAGTCTAAATACAGGACCTTGATATCTTTCCCCTGCTCCAGTATATAAAGGAGCAAAGTTTTTAGTATGCAAATTTTCTTCTATTATACTTTTTGGTAATCTCATTTTAAATATTATATCTTCTTATATATCTATCTTCTTGTAGATCATAAATTTTTACTTTATCTCTATAGTAAGATGTATTCAATACAGCATCATAAGCTTTTATGATTATATTATTATTAAATAATGGTTGACCGATTAAATTATGAGTTGCTGATAGGCCGTTATTATTGGGCTGTTTTATTAAGGAATTATCAAAATTTTGATAATTATTTTCTAATATTCTTAATTGTCTTTGTATTTGTTTATTATTATTCCAATTATCACTATTACAATTAATAATAGTCATATTTCTTTGCTTATTAGACATTGATTTATAATATTCTAAATCTTGTTCATTTAATTCTGGATCTAATAATAGTATTGGTAATTTATTTAACAATAAATATTTCCATAAATTTTTTGCTCCTCTACCCCATCCAAATAATAATAATATTTGTGCTCTTTTATTAATTTGTTTAAGCACGTTTGAAAAGCTTCCGTTAGAAGCATAATTATAATTTAATACTAACCAATTTTGAATAGTATTAAAATGTTGTATACTAGCATCTTTATCCTTTGGTAAATTATTATACTTTTTTATAAATTCATTATAATATCGAACAGCTTTAGTATTATAATCGCTAAAAGCTATACAAAAATAATCATTACTATTATTATTAACATAGTAATAATCATTTTGCTCTTCAATGCTGCCATATGAAATAATTTGTTGACTCATATTTTTTTAGTTATGCGGCATTATAATTAGACGGTATCTCCAAGGGTGATATATATTTAAACCAATACATACCTTTATCAGTTAATCTTTTATTTCTAGCTAATAATTTATCTTTATTATCATCAATCTGACTTTGTAGCATAGTTTTATCGACTTGTAAATTTAATTTACGTATTCTTTTATCTAACATTAATAACCAATAAAATGAATTAATAGATCTGCTATGATACCCATCCGCTCCTACTTGTACATTAAAATGTAAGTGAGCATATCCTCCTCCAGCAGATCCGCTTTTTCCTGCATTTCCTAAAAAATCACCTGCTTCAACTTGTGTACCAACAGCCAATTTGCATGGTTCCTCTAAATGCATATAAAAATAACAAATATTAGTATCAGGTTCTACTAGTTTAACATAATTACCAGGCCCACCACTATAACCAGTTTCTACAATTTTACCAGGAGAGCAAGCTACTAATGGAGCATCAGATCCTATAGGGCAAAATATATCTATTCCAAAATGACCTCCATGTGCTCTATGGGATGCATCGCCTCCTCCAATATGAAAATCACTTACATGCTTAATTTTAGTTGGTTGCATATCAGCAGGACCAATCCATGCAGGCTGACTTCGATCTACTACTGATGTATCGTTTCTATATATTTTTTCAAATGCATCATATCCTATATTCCATTTTATACCTCCAATAGGAAAAACAAATATATCAGGTAAAGTATAGTCGGTATATCCAATTCTTCCTCCTTTATTTGCTCTATCGCGAGTAACTCTAGTCCTATCAGTAGTATTAGATGTTGTTGAGCTATATTCACCCTGAGGTGTAGGAGAAGAATTATTATTAAAATCTTTATAATTTAAACTTAAATTACCAGGATTAGATAAAAATGTTCTAGCAGTTTCAGAATCTGGAGGTACTGGTATACTAAAGCTATTTAATTTAGTTAACCATCCTTTATCGTTAATACTATGGGTAATTTTTTTTGCTATAAAATTTAATACATTAGGATATGTGGCAGGGAGAAATTTAGCTGGTACAGTATAAGTTTCAAATATTTTCATACCTGAAGTTCCATTAAAAGTTAAAGCTAAATCTATAGGTAAAAACCCAGCTAGTGGTGCAGCTACTTGTCCATCTAAAGCCATCTTAGCATAAGCAGTTCCTAAAGCACTTCTTTGTATATCTGATACACCTGCTTCTACGTTTAAATTTACTCCTTGGTAAATATTTTTATCAGTATCAATATCAATTGCAGATACTTCGTGTCCCCATTCTGCCCATAAAAAAGTTTTATATGATACAGTTACATCAACATCTTTTTCATCATCTAATTCAACATTATATAGTTTTTCTAAAGCTGATAAATATTCTATATAAATTTTATTACGCTTTTGTATAGTAGCTAAATTACCAGTGGTAGGATTAAATCCTTCTATAAATCGAGTTGGTACTACTCTATCACTTAATCCACTATTCCATTTAGAAAAAGATGTACCATCAAATCCACCTGTAGCACCACTTCCTGCTTGATTAGCTCCTACGGTTATTAGTGTAGCTAAATCAGGAGGTATTGTAGATTTTAAGTTAAAATTTCTTACTATATTACCAACAAGACCTAAGCCTTGAGCATTAGCAAATCCGTTTATATTAAAAATATATGGATTAGTTGGTTTATTTGCCTCTGATAATAATCCGTTTAAATTTGGTAAAGATTTTTTATCTACAAAATAACATACATTTCTATCTTCATCTACTTTAAAATCTATTTGGGTAGTATTGCCAAATGAATCGTTTATTCCTTTGCAAATTCTAGATATATGTTGTAAAAAATTTACATTACCAAGATCGTTAGTATCTTCTTCTAATAGTGATTTAGCTAAAAAATCCATATTAAGATAGATATTCATAATATCACCATATACTACATCATCTTTTATTACTCGATAATCAGCAAAAAAATTCTTTCCTGATCCTTTATCACTTAATATTGATAATGCTCTAGGTGAAGATGGTGGAACAAATAATTTACCTCCTGCACTATCTAAGAGACTTCCAATATCAAATTCAGTAGAAACCACACATATACTTGGTTTACTAGATGCCAACATATTATGACTAGTAAATAAATATTTTCCTCTTTCAGTTAAGATACGTATGAAAGGGGTTCCTAGTGAACCATGTGGTGTACTTTTTGGTAAACAAATTGCTTGTATTAATTGTAAATAAAATTTTAAAGTAATATAAAATGAATTAGATGCTACTCCATTTCCGTTACTTTTTACTTTTACTACTTCAAATCCTGGATCTGTGGTATAAAAGCCTCCTCCTGATGCAGTGCCTAATTCCCCAAATTGTTCTTCTCTAGTTCCACCAATAATTTTTATTATAGTTTGTATTCTATTAGTATACAATATAGGAGATCTTTTTGCCTCTGTGCCGCCAAAACTAGCATATCCGCTCATGTAGTTATTCCCAGAAAAGCCTGGTTGTTTTGCAATTAAAGTAGCTTGTTCGATAGAACCTTGAGTTGTATCTTCAGCAAGATTTACACTTGGATCCCCTTCTTGAGTATCTCCTGTTAAGGCTCTTAATGTATATGCACTTAATTGACTTCTTACAAATTCTTCTTCATCTTGTACTGTATATCCTCTAGCTAATGTTGCTAAATTATTTAAAGCTGTTACAAGATCACTACTATCTTTGGTTACATTTAATGGATTACTACCATCTAAATCTGATTGTGATTCAAATGGTCCTACAATACTATTTTTACCATTAACTGTTAATGATTGTAGTACGTCACCGGCACTAAATACTTCTACTGTAATATTATATACTCCATTGGTATCAATATTCCAATCAAAATTAGTTACTCTACCAATAAATCCATCATAATCATAATTATAAGTTTTTCTTAAACTATTAATATCTTTATTAAGATCATCTAAATAATCGTTTATTTCAGTTCCTATATCTTCTTGTAATTCTTGTATTTGTGAACTTAAATTATTTATTGCTTCTTGTGCTTCTTCTAGTTTTTCAGCTTCAATTTTAGCTTCCTCTTCATTTTTCCTTTCCTGTACAAGTAAGGTATTATATTCTTGAGCTGCTTCGAGTTGTCTTGATGTATACTCAATTGAACTTTCCCGCCAATCGTTTTCTTTCATCATTTCAACTCTCATTTCTAAGTACTCTATTAAATCGGCTGATCGTTGTTCATCAGAATCTTTATAATTATATAATAATCGATAATGTCCTTCTCCTGCAGTAACCTCCTGTGCATATCTCAAGGCAGCTTCATAATCTTTTTTATATGACTCATCTATTGCATCAGATGCTACATTTCTCAAGTTTTCGGCTGCATCAAACTCACTTTGTGCTCTTTCTAAATTAGCACCTTGGATTACAATATCTTCATTTAATTGTGCTATTTGTTGACCTATACCTATTAATCCAGGATCATTAAGATCTACAAAGTTTTCATCCCCAAACCATTTTTGTTCCATTAAAGTCGTACCTACATTACCGACCGATAAGTTATTTTTTATATAAAGTCTATTTCCAAATTCAACTAATACATGAAATCCTAATCTTAAATATAATAATTCAATTATATTAAATTGCATTTTATTAAATGCTTTTATTTTTAGAGTTGCTTTTCTTAAACTACCATTATTTCCTAATGTTTCAATTTGTAAATCTGTTATACCTGGTAGTGGTCTAATACCAAACTCTAAATCTCCGAATCCATAAGCACTAGTAAAGCTACCTCCATGTCTACCAGCAATACCTGCATTTTTACCTGAACTGTAAAATGTTGTTGGACCGTGTGAGTACAATCCTATCTCACTATTACTTATTTTATTTGTTATGTCCTCTCCTAGTAAAAATTCAGCTCCTTTTTGAATTAATGAAGGTGTAGCATTATAAAGATCCCCAACAGTTACTGTTTCTCTTTCAGCCCTACCAGCTTTCATTTCAGAAAATAAATAAAAATTAGTTGCTAGTTTATTACCTAAAAATGTATTAGGTGGTAAGCCAGCGCTTATAAGTTTATTTTTTCCATTATTATCTGCAAGGACTTTTACTGATGATGCTAATTTTATCCAAGGACTATTATTATTAAAATATTGATTATGAGCATCACCTTTAATAGCCATTAACCTTTGCTTATTATTTAATGCTTTTTGTACATCTAATGCAAAACCTTGACCAATTATATGCTTAAAACTATCTGAATGAGCTGTTCTTTGTGGCATTTGATTTAATTATAAATATTTCTTACATATCCAGTATTAAAGTTTTTATAATTAAGACCTTGAGTAAATACTCTACGTCGATTTCCTTGCATATAAAGACTTTCAAACTGAACATAATCAATTGGTATTCTAATTCTTTTACCTACTGGTGGATATATAGAAGCCATATTGGTATTACTTTCAGTATTAGCTAAAGAAATAATATACCATAACGTAGAATCACCGTAAAATTTATCAGCAAATATATCATATCTATCAGTTTCATTAGCATAAACATATATATCATTAGGATCTAAAGGTGGTATAGGATATTTTTGATTAACATATAATTCTTTTTTATAATCCCTATCATTCATTACTTTTACACTAGTATATCTACCCATATTAAAAATTTATTAATTTAATTTATCTCTGAAATCAGAATAATTTTTAGCCTCTTTTGAATCATCTCCAAAGTCAAGAGGTATTTCATCTACTTTTTCTATAGTTTCAGGTGTATTTATAGGAGCAGCTATTTCAGTTAAGCTTAATGGCTCTATTTCTATAGTAGCTGCCTCTTCTCTTGGTTTTACTACTATTTCATCTAAAGTATCTGCAAAATCAGGATCTTGTTCAAAGAAAGGAGTTAAATCTACTACACTACCATCAGCTGCAGTACCAAAGACACCAAGACCTGGAAAAAATTGCGTTATTGTAACTTCCTGAGGGCCTTGTCCAACATCAACAGTAACAATATCGTTTTCTCTTGCATCAATTATTGATCCTCCTCCTTGAACGCTAGGTTCTCGTGTAGATTGTGCTGATGCATTAGGTTTAGGAATATCTGGATTAGGTGATGTATTATTTTCATTATTAGTTGGTGTAGTAATAACTACATCATCATCAACAAATGCAGCTTGTTGTAACTCTTCTCCTAGTCCTGAAAGATCAAATAAAATATCTCCTGGATCTTCTGGTAAAGTTTCAGGTGTATTAGTTTCACTATTTCTTTCTAACTCAGCTAATTTTTCTTGAACTATTTCATTCTCAGGTCTATTACCAAAAGTATTATAGCTATTACCATAAATATCTTGTAAAGATATAAATCTTTTAGTAGTAATATCAGGAGTTTTAGCTAATGTTGGTAGGAAGTCGTGTATTACAGTAAAGTTAAATCCTGAAACTTCTACATAATGACAAAGTTCTTTAACAGTAGTATCAATACCAAATCCTTCTCCTGCTCCTCTAGTTAAACCTATCTCCCACGGATATCCTTGCTTTAGAGTATAAGTTATACCTTTTAAAAATCCAGGTGTTCTATATACATAACCACCTATAGTTAATTCCATTAAATTCCCAGCTAAATATCCTGCTCCTGTATAATCTCCAGCCATAGCTGATGCTAAAAAGTTTAATTTTTTATACATCGGAATAAGTTCAGCTTTAGATTGTGCTGCTACTATAAACGATAAAGAAATATTTCTTTCAAACTGACCGGTATAATTATAAAAATTTTCTGCTCTACCAACATAATTATGAGTATCCCAGTTAGAAGAATAATCATCAGTTATATCCCCTAAAAAGGCTCTAAAGTGTAAAAATCTAGATCTACTTGCATTACCATTTGATATTACCCCTATATTAAATTTAACTAAGTCGTCAACAGGTATAATAGAATTACCTCCTACTTGACCAGTTACCATATCTCTAGTAGGACCATACACTCCAAGAGCATTTAATTTATCTAATGCAGCATTTAATTGTTCTCTAGTGCGTGTACTATTATTATCATTAGGAGTATTTATTGTTAAATCTATATCATCATACCGAACTGCACTTCCTGGTTGTTGATATGCAGTTTTTGAATTACGACCTCCAGGATTTCCTAAACCTAGTCTATTATCAATTATATTGTTAGGAGAATATGAAGGAGCGTAATTTGCATATGCATTAATTCTTCTAGTAAAGTTCTCTCGTATTGTAGGAGCACTTTCTAAAATACTACTATCGTTTATAGATTGGTTATTTTCAACACCTTTAATTTGAGTAATATTCCACTGAAAGTCTTTAGTTGGATTACTATTTGCAGTTCTTAAAGGTACTTGATTATTTTTATCAGTACCTAAAGTAGTGGTTGTAATTCCAGTGTCAATCCTTGTAATTGGAATAGAATTAGGATCTCCTGGGACATACTTGTTGTAGTATATTCCATAATAATTTACTAATCTATTTATGAATCTTGGACTTTCAATAAATGGTAATCTAAAGCTAAAGGATGATTTTTTTTGTTTTGAAAGTGGTACAGTTTTTAATAAAGTTTGATTATCTTGTTTTTTAGCTAAATTAAAAAAATATTTACCTGTAAAAAATCCAGTATCTTCGCGATAATTAAAAGTATTATATTGGTGTCTATATAAAAATGCTAATCGATATTCAGCTCCTGATCCGATATAGTTTTTGTTAACTCCATCAGTAAAACTATTAGTATTAAATTTTTCAATTTTAATAGGAGCACCCGTTATAGTAGTTGCAAATTTAAGATTAGTCCTACCTAAACCTAAAACTGAGCTTGGACCACCTCTATATGAATATACATTAATTAGGGGATTGTGTAGTTTAAATGGAAATAATGCTTTATTTTTTACAGGAAATCCTTCTTGATGTACAAAAAATAATCCCGCTAATCTACTATTACTTCCAATCGTTGGTGGATTAATGGAATTAACATCTATAGTATCAGGAATACCATCGTTATCTATATCTGGTGTAGGTTGGTTTGGTAATGCTGGTCCTTCAGGTATGGAAGTTAATTGGGTTGTTGGTATATTTAAGGTAGGTTTTACAGAGTCTAAATATCGATTAGTAACTCCTACAATAGGTCCTTGTTTTTCAGTATGAAATCCTAAAAATCCTCCACCTACTTGGGCTAGAGTATTTAATGGACTATAAATACCTTCATTTAATAGACCTTTAGAATGTTGGGTGCGAGGAGCTATTTTAGATAAAACTTGCTGTTTTATTGTAAATAAAGTACCAGATATATTTTTATTATCAAATAGTTTTCTGCTTATTCGTTTTACATCATCGGCTGCATGTAAGGGTCCAGCAAGTCCACCTCTAACGATTCCATCTATATTAGTACCTACAGGGAGAGGTTGTAATAAATTATTAAATGTACCTGGTATTACATTTGATAGTATAGGATTAAAAATATATGGTTCATTAGAAGATCCACCACCTTTTCGGTCATTACCATACTTTAAAGATGTAAGATCGGTTTGAGTACCGTCTTTGAAAGATCCTAACAAGCTCATTTTTACCTATTTTAAAAAGTCTGAGCACCTTCAGGTAGATTATTTCTATATGTACCGTTTGCAAAAGTATTATTTACTGAGATAGTATTAGGTGCTTTTAAAGGTCCACTTGGTGTAACACCATTAGTATCTAATTGAGATGGTTGTGGTAAGAAATTAGTAGCTCCATCTTGATATTGTTGATAAGAGTTATTTACTTGATTAAAACTACTACCATCTAAAGAGTAACCTGGTCCTCCATTTGGATCACCATGTAATTTTGATTGATCTAAAGATCCATCTAATGTTGCAGCATTTCCTCCATTATTATATGAGAAGCTTGAGCCTTCGTTTGTAAGTTTATCTTTTAATCCCATTGTATTTTATTATAAATATAATAATTTATAAATTACCTTAATCCTGCAGTAGATCTATTAAGATTATTTTGTACTTGTTCAGATCCAAGGTAAACATTCGATTCTTTTTTATTGATAGAGTTTAAAGATTGATTCATAGATTTAAACATTGCCATCATTTCACTATTTTGTTTAACTAATTCAGAGTTATCATTATTAACTATTACTTTTTCTTTTGCTTGAGCTTTTGATTCTAATACTGAGTTTGTTATTCCAGGTCTTGGATTTCTATCCATTGCTTCTGCTCTTTCAACTTTATTTAAAATTCCTGGACCCATTACTATATCATCTTCAGGTGCAGGTAATACTGGTTCTAATCCACCTAAAGTTTGAGACATTACTGCCTTTTGACCTGATCTTTGTCTTAAATCTTTTGCTTGAGTTGCTTTAGCTACTTTAGCTTTTGCAGAACTAATTAATGCTAACATACTGATAGAAGCAGCTATACCTAGTGGTATACCAACCCCCATTGGTATTTGAGCAAAAGATGAAATAATTTTTGCAATAGAGGCTGCTACTGAAAGACTTGCGATTACTCCTAACACTGTTACTAATGCTCCTGCTCCACCTTTTGCTTTTGCTAAACCTGATATAAAATTTGCAATACCTTCTATAATCGGAATCATTTGTACAGCAACATCAGCCATAGCCATTTTAAATTGCTCCATTGATGCATTCATTTTTTCTTGAGCATCTAATTGTTGCATTTGTTCATATGATTGTTCACCATATGCAGCTGTATATTCTTCCTGACTTAAATTTAAATAATCCTGTTGTTGAATTATTTGACCCATTTGCTCTCTAGATAATCCTAAAGCTTTAGCGGCAGCTTCTTGCTCTATTCTATTTCCAGTTCTAAAAGCTAGCATTATCTCTTCTTGATTACGAAGTTCTTCAGCTAATCCAGCCATATCATTATCTAAAGCTAAACTTCTTGCTTTTTCTAAGTTTAAATTTTTACCCAATATTAATTCTGCTTCCATTTCAGCTTGAAGGGAACCTTGTATATTAAGTAATCCATCTGCTATACCCGCAACTTCATCTAGATTTAAACCTAATAGTTTAGCTTCTGCTACCGCAGCAGCAATTGCTTCTGGATTTTGACCTAGAGATACAGCTATATCTGCAGAAACCTCAGCAACATCGTTTAATATTTCTTTAGCACTTAAAGCACTTTTATTTTGTTTATTTATTTGATTTACTACTCCAACGGTATTTTCTAATACTCGTTCAGTATTCTTACCTTGCATTCTAGCTTGCATTGTAAGTTGAGTAGCTCCTTTTTCTGATAATCCTAACTGTTTATTTAAAGAGGTAAATGTTTCTAATGTTTGACCTCCAAAATCAGCTAACATTCCAGTTTGTTGTGTTAGAGTATTAAATGATTCTGTTAAATTTTTAGAATTTATAAAAAGATTATCCGTAGCTGCTGCTTGTTGAGATATATTATCTCTTACTTTTAATGCTGCATCATTCTGTAATCCCGTTTGTTTAACTATCTGACCAAATCCTTTATCAGCTTCTAACGCAAAATTTAAAAGCATTTTAAAAATACCTATACCAGCAGCTCCTAATAAAGTTATTTGTGTTAAAGGATCTTTCAAGCCTTCTTTAAGGGCATCTGTTGATCCAGTAAAAGATTTTTTCATTATATCTCCTGAGCTAGCTCCTTCTTCGGCCATCGTTTGTAGCTCCTCATTTAACCCACCCATTTGATCAGCTGCTGAATCTATACCTAATCCTCTAAATAATTTAGTTGCTCCTTTAACTATTCCGCCTGATAATCCTAACCTTTTATTTATATCTTTTACATTATCTTTTTGAGCTTCTAAAGCTTGGTTTGCAGTATCTATAGCAGTACTTTGCTCATCTAATGCTACTAATATTGATTGCTGTGAAGTTAAATTATCTTTTAATACATCTGCTTGATTTAATAAATTACTTAATTTTTGTTGACTATCAATCAACTCTTGACCTGTTAAGGTATCTTGTTTTTCAACTTCAGCAGTAATTTGTGACTCTAAACTAGAATATTCAGCTAAAATAGCTTTTGATTTACTATCAGCATTAGCTATTTCAGTTTTAATTCTTTTTTGTAGATCTGTATTTTTTGATATTTGAGCATTAATTTTATCTACGCTCTTAAAATCTTTTATTTGTTTATTTAATGTTGAGCTAATATCATTAGTAAGTTTAGCTAACTCTCTTTCTTCTTTATTTCTTTTTCTTTGTATATTTAACTGCTCTTCAATTTCATCTGTAAGTCTTGCAGATTGAGTATAAGCTTTAAATTGAGTATCAAGATTTGATTGATTTATTCTACTCTGTGTTTCTAGAGTATCATTAATAAGTTGATTAGTAGCTGCTGTATCTTTAGCAACATCATTAATTTGCTTTTGAGTAATTAAACCTTCAGCTAATAATTTATTTAATACTTTTTGTTGTTCTGGTGTTAATGCCATAATAATAAATATCTAGCAAATAAATTATTTATAAATTGGAGCACGAGGTTGAGCGTTTTTAAACTCTTGTTTATTTATAGTCCCATCTGGATTAACTAATGTGGTAGTATTATTTCCCCTACTAGCTTTTTGATATTGCTCTTTCTCCTTATCATAATAATTTTTAATTTCATGATAAGTAAATTTTCTTAACCACATAGGTAAGTTATATACAGTATCAAAATCGTATCCACCATTACCATGAAATACAATCTGATGTATAACTGTAAAAAGATTTTTTCTATACTCTAATGCCTCACTCGACGTCAGGATAAAAGAACTGGATAGTAATTGGGAGGCTGATAGGTTTATCGCTTCCTTCTGTAAAAAAAAATAAGTCCATATCTGGTGCTATCTCTTTTACATATTTTCTTAATGCTCTAGCATCCATTGCAAGCAATTCTTTATCAACAAATTCTCTAATAGTTTTACTATCATCCTGATCTCCAACTGAAGTAATCATATGCTTTAATCTAGTTGATAATAAAAAACTTTCCGAAGATTTTATTCTTTTAAGAGATTTAATTTCCTGCTCAATATTTCGTTCATCTTTGTGAGTTAAAAGCTTAAATGTAACAGGTATTTTTGAATATGGTAAAGTAAATGAAAAATTATTAATACCTTTTTTAACTTCCGGATGTAAGTCTTTTTCTTTATAATCTGTTAAATCAACAGTATATTCTTCTCCATTCATAGTAAAAGTATATTCTTTACCATATGAAAGAATTCGAGCAGCAATCATTATACCATTCTTATCTCCTGTTAAAAGATCATCATAGTTAATATCTGATACTATTAAGGATTTAATTAATTTATCAATTACAATACCTTTTTCAATATAAGTTTGATTGGTAAGAATATCTTCTTCTTTAGCTGTCATATACTTCATCTCTATTTCTCCTTTAGCAAGTAGAGAATCTTTAGAATATAATACACCTTTAGAAGGAAGAGATACGATCTCAGACGGGAATTTAGTTGTTGCCATAAATTTTATTTTTTAAAACTATTTTTTAAAACCTTTAAATTAATCTTAGAAGTTTAATACACAGTAATCCATTCCTACTGTCATTGTAAGTTCTTGAGCTGCATTTTCATCTCCCCAGTTATAATCTCCAAAGTTAGCTGTTTTAATAAATGCACCTTTCATAATCCATTCAGATACAATATCTCCTACAGGACCAAGAACGTTAAATGTTAAATCTTTTTTATAGAAATCAGAATATCCATCTCTACCAGTTACTGATTCGTGATGTAAACGAACCCATTCCATAATAGCTTGAGCACCTGATGGTGTAATCGGATCATATAGAGTTATTTGAACATCTCCCCATGTAGTTGTTCCTTTAACTTTTCTATATACATTAATATGATTAAGTTTTACCTCTCCGTTCTCAACTGTGATAGCTCCAACACCTTTAACCATAAATGTTGGAAAACCATCCATAAACATAATAAATCTATTCTTCTGTTTAGGTTCAAACGCGGTAAAAAATATTTCGTTACTATCTAGTACTGGCATGTTTTATATTTTAATCTTTATTATAAATATCTAAGAACTTATTTTTTATTCTGGAAACTCTGCTCCTGTTGGTAATACATTGAAATCAAGAATAATAAATTCTGCTGTTCTTGTTGGTTGTAAGAATATTTGTCCTACTAATTGATTTCTATCTATAACATCTGGTGTGTTATTTGTTTCATCCATTACAACTTTGAAAGCAAAAAGACCCTGTCTTTCTTGTACTGATGCTAAATATGGATTAACTTGAGATAAGAAATTATTTCTTGTTGCTATAGTATTTTGTTCGAATACTAAATTGTCAGCTACTTGAGAAATAAATGATTTAAGTGCAATCAATAATCTTCTTACATTTACTCTATCTAATGCTGAGGCTTTTTTCTGAGTAGTCTTTTGTCCGAATACAACTACACCAGCGTTAGGGAAAGTAGCAATAGGATTAACATTATTATCATAAAGTTCATCTCTATTATTCTGAGTTAATCTTCTTTCAGCTCTTATAACACCATTAAGAGTACCTCTGTTAATACCAGCTGGTGCAAACCATGGTTCAGCAACTGAATCATTAAATGCAAAAGTACCTGGAAGAATAGTTGATGGTGGAACAAATACTGTTGATCCTCTATCTGGATCTATTACTTGTAGCCATGGCCAGTACACTGCAGAATAGGAATTATTAAGTACAGTACTTTGAGTTATTACATTCAATATAGTACTACTATATCTTACAGGATCAGCAATTAACATAAAATCACCTCTTGATCTTGCATTGTTAGCTATAGTAGTTAATTGCGAAGAGTGATCTTGTAGTGTAAGACCTGGAGCTACTAATAGATTATATCTATATTCATCTTTATTATTTAAAAGATTAATAGCTTGATCATAGTTTTCAGCTACTAGTCCTTGTGTATCGGTAGCATTAATAGCAGTATAAAAATTAGCTGCTCTAGGTCCGAATAAATCTCCAGTAGCTGCACCAAAAGTACCACTAGCTGCAATAGGAATAGACCCTGTTAAAGCAGGCTTAGCAACTCCATCATTATCAAAGAAATTAGGGGTAAGAGCATTTACTTCTTTAACTCTTACATATCTAGATCTATTTGGTTCCGTACCTGTTTGCTGTAGGAAGAATTGTGTTTCAGATGTATTTAAAGTAGATGTTAAATCACCTATACGTTTAGTTATAAAGTCATTTGAAAACGGATCTAAAGTAAGATCAGTAAAAGTTTCTAAAATAACTTTTTCATTAATGCTATCATCTCCTCTTCTAATTAAGAGAGTAAAAGTACCTGATGCAGTATTAGGATTAACAATTTCCCATCTTAAATTTTCATCAGATCCGCTTAGTAGTGTTTGATTAGTACCAGTTGGTCCTACACTATTTTGATCAGTACCATCTGCTAAAGTTTCTAAGATAAAAGCATTAGGTGTTGCAGGTAAGCTTGAAGAAACAAATGAACTAGTTGCAGGAGTATGTGATCCTGTTGCAACTCTAGTTACTAATAATGTAGTACCTCCTTGCTGGAAAAAATTATAAGCTGCAATAGAAGTAAGATATGTATACTCGTTACTACCACTTTCTACAGTAGTACCAAATCTATTTTTAAAATCAGAATATGATGTAACAAGGGTTGGTCTTAAAACTGGGCCTCTAGCTGTAGGTCCAAGGATTGCTGTTCCAGCTTGAACAGGTTGTTGTTGAATAAAAGAAAGATCATTCTCTCTTGCTAATACACCTGGTGATAATAATGTCTCTGCCATTTTTGTTGTTTTGCTATAATAATAAATATCTTATTTATTTACAAAACTAATTATTCAAGAAACTTTACACTATACTTAGTGTATATTATTTTTATCTATATCAAATATAAATATCTATTTATTTTCGTTAATAAATTCACCTGTTTCCATATTAATAGAAACATCTCCATATTTTTCTTTTAAATTATTTGATAGTTTATCTAATTCTATTTCAGTTTTAGATAATTCTACCATTAAATCATTTTTTTGTTGCTCTAAAAACTTCAGCTGATATTCAGCTAATCCTAGATTACTAATTAAAGTATTTTGTTGTTCTTTAATAGTATTAATAGATTCTAATTCTTGTTTAGTAACTTTTTTTTGTTTTATCATGACTTATTTTTACTATAATAAATATAATATATTTTTATTAAACTACAAAATTTAATTATTCTGCATTAGGATCGGTCCAAGCAGAACCTGTTATAATATTCATAATTTGTGTATGTGTATATGGTCCTTCTTTAGTAGTTAAAGATTGTACTGAGGATGGCATATCACCTAAATATTTTACTATAGTTTGTGTTTCAGCTACATTATATATAACAGTGTCACTTGATGTTTCTAATACCTGATTAAAATCTATAGTATTTAATTCAGTAATATCAAATATAATATATTTTCTAGTATTACTCATAGCCCAAATCTTTCTTTTAACGCATTATAATTAATGGATACTTCATCTGCTGAAAGAGATTTGTTATAGAATCTTGTCACAGCAATCGGTCCATCAAAAAAGAAACCTGATCTGTTACCGCCTATGTATATACCATCTCCTGTAGCAAAACTTGTACCCGTTGAAGTTGCTTGAGCATATAAAGAGCCATCTAAATACATTTTTGCGCCATTTGTTGTTGTTGTTCCATCCCACATGCATACTAAATGATGCCATACATTTAAAGATGGATAAGTAGCATCCAGTATGAAATTATATCCTGAACCATTACTAATTAGAAATCTTATATCAGTTCCAGTACCTGTTATATCTAAATCTCTTTGACTAGCACTTCCTCTTGTCCTACCCTTTGAAACTATACCTGTATTGTTATTTCCAGACTTGAACCATACTTCAATGGATAATGGATATGATTCAAGTATGCCAGGCGGAGGATTGATAGCAATTTGATCATCTACAGCATCAAAATCACAAGCTCCTAAATCATTGGAAGTGAATGATGCTCCATTTGCAATAGTTGCAGTTAATGATTCTTCTAAATCTGTAACAGTAGTACCTGTTCTTGGAAAGCACGAGAACTTGGAAAAGTCCAAATTATATATTAACCCATCAGTTATAATGGAAGTATCTGATTGTGCTATTGCGCCTATCTTACTCATTTAATTATGTTAAATCACCCATTAAATGGAAAGTATCAGTAGCTACTTTTTTAAGTACTGCTGATGATCCTTGTTGGGCTAGTCTTAAGCTATTATTTTTAGATATTAACGTAATTCCTGATCCAGTATGAAAGAAAAAGTTTCCAGCAGAAGAAGTTTGAAAAAATTCATATTCAGCTCCTACAGGTGCACTTGATATTGTAATAGAGCATGTAAATTGTCCTCCTACTATATTATAAAATCCAGCTTGAGATATGGATGCAGATAAATGTGTTGTATGTGTAATAATAGGTTTACCTGCTTGAAATAATCCATGACCTGATGCTGTGATATGAGTTGCAGTAATATTTACTACTTGTAGATCACCTGTAATTTCTGTATTCCCAGAAATTTCTGGAGTAGTTACGGATGTAGAAAAAGATCCATTATTTCCAATTATGTCTCCACTTGCACTTATATTACCAGATGCTGTTACTTGTCCTACTAAATTTATGCCTGTTTGTGTAGTATTAGCTGAATTACCTACAAAAACAGAGGTTCCTGAAGCAAAGATACTAGGTTTATTACCTAAAGATAATAATGTAAATCCTGAATTTCCATCTCCACCATGTGCATTATATTCATCTCCAAAATATGAAGAATTAGTTCCACTACCACTTATATTACCTGCAAATACTATATTTCCTGATGAAGTTATATCTGATAATGTATTAATAGCTCCACTCGAGCTTATAGTACCTCTTACAGTAAATGTACCACCTACGGGTTCAGGATACGAATATGGTACACCTACATTAAGTGATTGTGAAAAGAAGCTATTACCTCCACCTTCAAGTCTTATCATAGGTAAACCAGAAGTATTATTAACTCGAAGAAGACCATTATCATTACCACCACTACCCATTTCAAGAGTAATTCCTTGAATAGCACCTCTTTGTAATATTACATTAGGTTTATCAGATATACCATTTGCTTCTAAGGTAATATCATTAGCAAATATATCTCCACTTGAACTTATATTACCAGATGCTGTTATATTTCCTACTATATTTAAAGACCCTGTTATTTCAGCTGATCCAGTAAATGGAAATCCATTACCAACACCAGATGCTGCAAGAGATGCTGAAACATTTGGAAATCCTGTAATAGCTAAATTACCATTTAAATCAGTAGATCCTGTTACGGTTAGAGATCCTGATATTGTAATATCATATCCATCAGCGCCTGTTAATGCATCTATGGATTGTGTTACTTGTGCAGCAGTTGCTAATTGTCCATCAAGTATACCAGTTTTTGATAATTGTTTGGCCATTACTTTATTTATAAATAGTTATAAAATTAATCTATTCCTCCATCATCATAAGCAGGGGAACCAGATACAAAATAACCTTGTTCAATAGCTTGTTGATTAGTCAGAGTAGATACTCCATCAAATACGGAACCAGTATCAAAATATTCATTATCTGTATACATTACTAAACATCTCGGATCACTTCCAGTTTGTGTACAAATACTATATGCATAATAAGTTCCATGTGGTTGTAAAGAAGATGTATTCAAATCATAAATTTGAGATGATGCCTCATAGGCTGAGGATGAATTAGGATATTCGTAATATATGTGCATAATTTATGAGTATATTGAAAAGTATGAATTAATATTAGTTTCTATATCTGCTATATCTGATTTAAGAGTATCGTATGATAATATTTCTTGAATATGATGATCTGAACCATCAGAAGGAGCATTTCTACCATTATCAAATAGAAAAACATGCAGAGCACCACTAAATATAGTTCCGGATGTTGTAGATGTAACTACTTGACTACCATTATATCGAATACCTATTGTTTTGGTGCTATTTCCTTCACTGAACCCAACTTGAAGTATTTGATTACCAATATATGCTGAATTAGCTGCTGTATCTATAAGGAATGAACTAATCCCATTATTTGTAAAATATACTACTCTTAGTTTATTTACATTATTGGTATGTCCATTACGAATAAATTGTCCTACTCTTCCACTCGTTCCTGCTTTATCCTGTCCTAAAGCGCACGTTCTGTAACTTGATGAATATTTTACTACCCCAATTGAAGTATTAGAGGCATCGGATGCATTTACTAATTGTGCATTAGCACTACTTTCTAAAAAATGTGAAGTAGTATCTCTAAAGCCTGCTGGTTTACCATTAACTGTAACTACCGCATTACCTGTTACTATTACTGGTTGTCTGTCTGCAGTTCCTTGAGTAACATCTATCCCATTACCGCTTTGATCATACCATGTAACTATTCTTCCTTCTCCATTAGATGCACAATGAGCTAATAAAGCTGTTGTGTCTAAATCTCCATTTGAGTCAAATCCAATATCAGTTTCAGTATTAAATCCAGTTTCACGGACTCTCATTGCAGCACCAGAATATGTAGAAGATAGTTTTCTAACAGAATAAGCTACTCTTATATTATCTCCAAATTGATCTAATAAAAAAGTTTGTCCTGCTACTGCAGCAGTTGAACTAAAAAATGCAGCTATCATTGACATTATGACTCCTGATTAATTGTAACTAATGCTGTATCGTTTCCTATATAATGATAATACACATAATTTCTTTTAGTAGTATCAAATGTACCATTTAAAACTTTAAAATCTGAGGAAGGTAAATCTAAACCTGAGGCGGATATGTCAGTCATTATAACATTTCCTAATACAGCAAGATCTGAATCAATAGACATTGTTAATGGTTGTACTGAATGAGTTATCATTATTCTATTAATACTAAAATTTAAAGTAGTACTAAAAGAAGAGCTTAATGTTAATTGAGTACTAGTATTAGCTTTTAGTATAGATGAAGTAATAGGTCCTTCTACATTTAATGATGCGTTAAGACTCCCAGGGGTACTAGAAGTTATATTCATAGAACCAGTAAAATTATACACAGTTCCATTGGTTCTACTTATCACTAATGGTGTATTATGTTTTATATGAGTGCGTGCTAATAAATCTAAATTTTGATCAGCATCTATCTGTATAAGATCATCATACCCAGTAATAAATTGGTCTGAAGGACTGGTATTATCAAATGCTATTTTACCTTGTCCTGGTAGTTGTACATGTGCAAATGAACCAGTACTACTTGCGCTTATATTACCAGATGCTGTAATATTATTAAAAGTAGCATTACCTCCATCAAAACTACCTGAAAAAGTAAATGATCCGCTAAATGATGCTGATCCTAAAATAGTTAGATCACCTGTAGCTGTTAAATCAGTAAAAGATGCAGGGGTATCAATTATAGCAGGTCTAGAAACTTTTATTCGAGCCATAACTAAATTTCATTTATATTTTTAACAGTTTCCATATTAAATGTAACTGAGGATTTATCAGAATATTTTTTTATCGAAGCAGTATCTTTTTGTATATTATCAGGTATTAAATAACCATCCATAGTTAATTGAAAGGTTGATTTTACAGCCCTTTCTTGACCTGTATTTAATTCTGTTACTATTTCAAAGCTATCTATAGCTGATATAAATTTAAATCTTTCTTGGTCTCCCCAATATGAATAAGAAGCATAATTAATATCTTCAATTATTTTATTTAATTGTTCTACATAGTAAGTTTGTATTGCACATTGATAAACTAACTTTACGTAGTCAGGAACTACTATTGCACGTTTAACTTTTTGTGGTATTCTATTATTTAATACATTAAAATTTGAATAAAAATTTCTTTGAGTATAATTATCTTGTGTAAAAGTATATACATTAGGATTATTAGAATCTAATTTATTAGTTAAATTTTTATTTTTTTGTACCGATGTTCTTTTAAACATAATTAGTGGGTACATTATAGCACCTTTTTTATCCCTATAAAATCCATCTTTTTGTATAGATTTCCATCTCTCAGGAGCTCCATATATTATTGGTACTTTAACTGTATTACCATTTTGAATTACTCTTGGTTTAATTACGTTTTCAAAATAATACATTATAGCTTCATCAATGTCTTGAATACTAATAGTTTGTATTTTAGATGTATCATTTTTAAACGATGTTTTTTCCGCTCTATTAAAGTTTTTACCTGATTCAAGTTCGTTAGGATTAGATGGAAAATTAGGATTTTGACCTATAAATCTTCCTTCTCCATCATTATATGGTTGTTGAAGATTTTTAGATATCTCTTTTTGTGTTTTCGGTATTGGTTTTCTATAATCAGGCATTTCCTCTTTCTAATGTTATTTGTACTTTATCAGCAGGTATATAAAATGTTTTAGCTATTACGGATACATTTTGACCAAAATTTTCTAATCCTGGATTCCATGGATTAGTATTATAAGGAAAAGATGGATCTTTACCAACAAATAATTGATTATCTACCACATCATGTACTTCAAAATAATCTTCATAATATTGAATAATATCTCCAGGTTGTACTACTAAATTAGCATCTTGTAAAAATTGTCTATAAAAATAAAATTCTATATTTTGATTGTGATCCACTCCAAAATCACCACTAGTAAATTCTTGATCAGATCTATTAATTAAACAGTTTAATAATACTGGTTCATTATAATATTTTACTCCAGCTGATTCTCCGTAAATATTAACTTTTGTTTCATCTAATCTAAACTTATAATATGCACACTGTTGTGTGATAACATCTCTAAGTAATTCTTTATTAATGTTACGAAATAATGATACATCTCTATCTCTACCAAATATTGCCATATTATCCTATATAAATTACGTAAGGTGAATATCCTAAATCTTTATTTATAGCATCTGCTTCTAAATTTTTTCTTTCTAATAATTTTTCTCTTGAAGTTTCTTCAAAATATGCTCTTAATCTTTCTACAAGAGCATTTTTTTCTGCTGTAGCTGCTGTAATTAAATCACCGTGATTTAAAGTAGTATCAGCATTAGGTATTGGTACTACTTGATATTTTCCTCTAATATATCCTAACATTTCCTTACATAATGCTAAAGAATAATCAAATATCCATTTTCTACCTATAGAATTTATTAATGTATATTCAGGGTTTTGATAAGGTACTTTAGATACATCAGTAATAACACCTTCCCCTTGTGGGTTTTTATATGGATTATTTCTATCTGATTTTTTTATGTATTTTAAATATAATTTAGAAACTGATCCATTAGGTATTGGAAATATCTGTAACTCATTACCAACTATATTAAAAGAATATTGCGATTTTCTTACTTGATCGTTAAATTCAATAGCTTGTATTCTCTGCATATCAAATGATACTGGCATTAATAAAAAATTAATAGCAGGAGAGAATTGACCAAATCCAAATGAATCTAACATATTTATCATACCAGTTCCTGAACCTGCATAAGGATCGAAAAATCTTGTTACTGCAGGAGGAGCTTCATAATAAACTCTTTTTATTTCTAAATCATATGTTTGTAATCCTTCTTTTGTAGCAAAATCATCTAAATTATAATATTGTTTTCCTCGTACTAAATCTATTGAACCAGTGTGAAATTTTACATCTCCACCAATACCTGCTTCTTCTCCATATTGCTGAGAGAGTCGAATAGTAGTACCCATATTCGGAGAGACTAGTTTATTATTTGCTGTAATAGACGTAGAATTTCCTTCAGTATATAAATAATTTTCTCTTACTTTATAAGCATATAATTCATTACCATAGGTAGTTACAGCTTCTTCGAAAGCTGCATAAATACTAATTTCTTGAAGCTCAACATCCATTAAAGGATACCCTAATCTTCGAGTTACAAACGTAGCTACTTTATCAGCATCAGTTTGAAAGTCTGGATCTAAATCGTAAAATCCAAAAGGTGTTTCGCCGGCCGCAAAGGATGAGGAACCAGGCCATATAGGAATGTTAGCCATACTATCTTTCTTTATAAATAGTTAGCTAAATTTTAATCAATTACTTATTCATCTATATAAGAAGCACTATACCAAGTAACATATTCTGATGGTGCAGTATCGTACCATGTCCATCCATTAAAAGGATAGGAATGATCTTCATGATTTGTAACTGTTAGTTCCCATTGTTGGTAAGGTCCATATATTGTATGACCGGTCCACCAATAGTCTTCTGTACTATCGTAGTTATAATAAGCTGATCCTGAATAAAACTTTGGCATAATTTTTTTATTTTAAGATGTTGTAACTGTCCAACCTTTACTGGTTGCTATTGATGTATTACAAGTAGAAGCTCCTACAGTACCACTCACATCTATTGTTTTTCCTGATACTGTGGCTAAACTTTGAAATAATCCATCTAATACTTCTTTAGTCATACTATGACAATCACTAAAGTCAACATTATTTGAAATACCTGGAATATCTACTACTGATAATGAATCGGCTCTAACAAATGTATCAGTAAAGGAAGCTCCTGTATAGCTCATATTTGCTTCTAACTTTACTAAATTTACACAGCCTCTAAAAGCTTCATTCCAATTAGTTACATTATTAGATCCTGTAATATAAATATGTTGAATATATGTAGAATTTTTAAATAAATCATCACAATTAGTATTATTATTCATACTCATACTAAGAGGAGCACCTACATTATGTAGCATTTGAGAAGTTTCAAATGTATCAGATAAATCCGTTGCAGTATTAAAATCAAAAACAGGAGTATTTACTAAAGCGAAAGCATCATCTAACATTAAGTCAGCACTATTTGCTCCTACACTTGCAAATGACATTGATTCTATAGTTTTTAAACTATTGCAGAATCTAAACATTGTGGTTGCTCTTTGATTAGCTGAGGTGTTTAATGGTCCTAATGTTGTTAATTTTTGACATGATTGGAATAAACTTAACATATCAATAGCAGATGGTATTAATTCAGGGTTAGGTCTAAATACTTCTAATGAAGAGCATCCTTGAAACATAGAATCTGCTTGAGTAACAGATGGAAATACTAGATTAGGTGGAAATAGGTCAGAGGATAATTGAATACAGCTTTTGAACATATTGACTGTGGAAGTTGAATTAGGAAATGCAAATTTACCATCTGAATTAGCTCTTCCATTTTCATTAACCGTTTGATTACCTATTTTTACTAAATTATTACAATTTTGAAAAGTTGCATTATTAGATGTACATGAGGTAAACTCCATATTACCTACATTTCTTAAAGAATAATTATTTGCAAAACAACTTTGTAAAGAATCAGCAGAAGATGCACTTAAGCTACCTGAAGGACCATCATAATGGTACATAGAGTGATTATTTGAAAAAGTGCTATTTAAACCTGTAGCAGAGGAAACATCTTGTCTATATTCTCTGTCACCGATTGTACATGCACGCAATGAATTATTAGAAGCAAAATCTGCATCTAAGTGTAGATTAGTTGCATTAGGATTAGGCATTCTAAAGTATAGGAGTGCTGGATTTGAGGCAATTGCAAAACCGGCATTTACAAAAGTTCCTCCATCACCAACAAATTCTACTCTTTCAAGCATAGGTCTTGGGATATGATCATCTTGTTCTACTCTAACGTTTGTAAAGTTACCACCAGCTAATCTAATATCTAAAGCTGTACTTACTGTACCTGCAACAGCTGGTGATGGTGGATCAAATGGACCAAATTCAAATGTAGTTAATTGTTGACCTCCTTGAGGAGTAACAGTTGCAGTTGCTACTTTGTATCCTCTTGAAGAACCGCTAGATGCAGGAAAATCCGATGAAGTATAAAAATGACCACAATCAGCATCATCAGCAAAATTTTCTGTTACTCCATCACCCCAATCTACAGTATAAGCTCCTTGTACTCTAAATCCTAAAAAGTTTGATCCTGTTTCAAAAACAGCTGATTGAATTACAATTTTTTCATCTCCGTCACTAACAAGAGATTTAATATCAGGCCAATCAGGTCTTACATCATCATAAATTATACCTACTACTTCATGAGTAAATGAACCTGATGCAGCTGAGGTACCATCAGAAGCTACACATTTTATTTCAACATCACCGAGAAGGTAGCTAGATGTATATGGTAAAGTTAATCCTGATCCTATATATTTTCCATTATCATACCAATCAGCTGTTGTTAAAGTTACTCCTGCTGTATCAGTAGTAGCTGTAAAGGTAGCTGAACCAGATAGATATACACTTCTAGTTACTGATTGAGATAGTGTTAAATCAAATCCTCCTCCAGTTGAGGGTGCGGGTATATTTATGTATTGTATCATATTATTCTAGAACCACTTAGAGTAAATAAACCAGATGATGATGGAGTTATTTTTAATTTATCAAATCTATTTAATGTTATTGGTATAACTTGTTGAGAAGAAAAAGAACTTGTATTAGCACTTGCTGTTACAAATCCTGCTAAATCCATTGAACTTGTAGATGAACCTGTAAAGTTTATAGTCATAGGAAATGGAGCAATAAATGTAAATGCGGTAGCGGCTTCAAAATTTAAAAATGTTTCAAAGCTAGTATCAACTACATCAGCTGTTACTTTATTAGCTATTATATCACCGCTTGCACTTATGTTACCAGATGCTGTTATATGACCATCTATTAAGTTAATACTACCAGATACAGTTAAAGCTGCTTTGCTACTATCTGGTTGTATTCTTACTCCTACATTAGGACCTGCTAATGCTAATGTGCGATTATGGGATGCATCACTATTAAAATGTAATCCATGACTAGGATAAATGATTTGTACATCTCTCGAATCTCCATCAAATGTAGATCCTGTTATTATTAAATCAGCAGTAACTCCTGATGCACGATTTTCTATTCTAAAAGAATCGGCTGCCATTTCTCCACTTGCACTTATATTATTAGATGCTATAACATTATTACTAAGAAAAGTAGTAGATGTTAGTGTACCTCCTTCATCAGTAGCTATTGCTAGATTTCCAGCTGATGACATTTCCAACTGTGCTCCATTCCCAGTTCCTGGGTCAATAATTACTCTTGTTTTAGCTGTTGATACACCATTAGATTGAATTGTTCCAGCTTGTATAATTGCACTTGCACTTATGTTTGCCGATGCAGTTACATCATATAGTAACTTGATAGGTGTTTGATGTACAAGAGAGCCTAGAGTTAAAACATCATTAAAAGTATGAAAAATAGGTTTATCACTAAGATTAGCAAAATATATACCGGAGTTAGCATCTACACCAGATAATTTCATTTGACTACTTGATATGGGTACAATGCTAACAAAACCACTTCCTAGAGAATCTATAGTATTTGTTTTAATAGTATCACCTATTATATCTCCACTTGCACTAATATTACCGGATGATGTTATATTACCAATAAATGATGATTCACCTGTTTGATTAAAAGGACCAATATTATTAAAAGTTCCTGAACCCGAAACTGTTAATGATCCTGTTATAGTTAAACTTCCACTTATATCTAAACTACCAGTAAATGAGTTCGAGCCTGTAGTGGCAAAAGACCCAGTTTGAGAATTAGTTACAAAAGACCCAGTTTGAGAATTAGTTACAAACGAACCTGTATCATTACTCGTAATAATATCTCCTGAACCTGATATTAGTATAGATCCTGTTATGATTAAACTTCCACTTACATCTAAACTGCCAGTAAATGAGTTAGACCCTGTAGTAGCAAAAGATCCTGTTTGAGAGTTAGTTACAAACGAACTAGTCTGAGAATTAGTAACAAATGATCCTGTATCTTCACTAGTAATTATATCTCCTGAACCAGATATTGTTAATGATCCGGTAATATTTAAACTACCTGTTATAGTAGTAGATCCTGAAAATATAGCAGGACCTATATTTGTAAAAGTAGAAGATCCTGATATTAATAAAGACCCGGTTATTGTTTGATCTCCTATAAACACATTTGAACCTGTAGTAGCAAATGATCCAGAATCAATACTTCCTGTAGGTCCTGCTGGTCCTGCTGGTCCGTTAACTCCTCTAGGTCCAGGTGTAGAAACTGAAATTATTTCAGTAGCCCCTTGATTAACAGTTACTATATTATTATTAGTATTTACGTTTACTGTATTAGACATTATATTCTAGTTACTTCTTTACTTAATTTTACTGTTCCTTGAATTAGTCTAACCGTAAATGGACATTCACTACTACCACTATATATTTCTAAATCATATAAAGCTTGATTAAATGTTAAGGTAGAGCTAGTACATGCAGCAATAAAAATACCTATACTACCTGAAGTTGGTGGAGTTATACTATTAGATCCACTAAAATTTAGTCCTGTACCATCACTATTTCTAGATGAAGAAAGAGTTAAAAAAATAGTTCCAGAATCATCTGCAAAATTAGATCTAATTTGTAATCTTCCTGAGTAGCTTGTTAGATCTATAGGATTATTATTAGAATCTTTATAAGCTATTTCAAAATTAGTAGTAGCTCCTTGTTCAATTGTAAAATTATATTTACCTGCTGCCATACTTATAGTTTATTATTATAAGTATCTTAATTATCGTATTCATCTATAATTTGCTCTACTATAGGATCTCTATAATTAGAAGTTAAATGAATTAAAGCTAATTTATCAATTCTTTCTGCTACATCTATTAATTTTGATAATCCTGAATCTGATTTTCTTCTTATTTGTATTTGTTGAGGATCTCCTGCAATCATTATTTTAGAATCTATACCAGTTCTAGTAAGAATCATTTTTAATTGTTCTTTTGTACAATTTTGTGCTTCATCAACTATTACTGCAGAGTTTCTAAATGTTACTCCTTGTGTAAATTGTAAAGGTAAAATTCGAATACGACCCTCTACTATTTCTTTTTCTATTTTCGTTTTATCATATAAATCATACATATTTTCTATAATAGGAGTCATCCAGGGTTGCATTTTATCATTAATATCTCCAGGTAAATGTCCTATATCTTCAGTACCAACCATAGGTCGCATAATAACAATTTTTTCGATCTGCTTTGTAAATAATAAATCTAAAGCTACATTACAACATAAAAAAGTTTTAGAAGATCCCGCTTTACCTGTAACAACTGTAATCTTATTATCTAAGATAGTAGCTTTTCCTAGTTTTTGTTCTTCAGTAAGTTGTAGTTTAAATTTAATTGGATTCTTTGGTTTCCTTTTTTGAGAACTATTATTATTTGTATTCATTTAAAACAGTTAAGTTATTAATAAATAGATTAATAGCAAAAGATATGAACATAAAAAAATATTAAAAATTCTCATAAGAGGTATAACCTATATACAAAAAAAAGAGGGGACCGAAGTCCCCCCTAATTTCCTAACTTAAACGATTATATTAAAGTACGTTCAAGTCGTTGACAAAGATACGACCATAAAATTCTGGACGAATCATTTTCTTAGCATATCGAGTCAATAGACCTTTACGTGGTGTGAAGGTTTCTGGATCGTATACTAAAGGAGTCATGATCAATGGAATATATGGAGCAAAAGTAGCACCAGTTTCAAGGAATTGAGATCCTCTATATCCCATTAAGATTAATCCTTCATTCATATATGGGTTCTTATAAACAGTATATCTGTTATTAAGTTGTCCCACTTTTTGAATACCGAAAGCATAAGTAGCTGCAGCAGCATCTCCATTACCTGCAGAAGCAAATCCTGGGATAGACTCAAGAATTGTTGCTACAGTTGGTGAAGTTACTACAAAATTAGCTCCTCCTCTTAACGTTTTCTGATGGATTTTATTAGATACTTTTTGCATCTTAGTTCCTAAAGTTTGGAACCATTGACCTTGAGTATTATAAAATCCAGCATCATCGTATCCAGTTTTAGTTGAATTTAGAGCTCGGTTATTAGTAGCATACCAATACTCGTCAGCAGCAGTTGCATCTACAATAAGCATATCAAGAATCTCAAGATCAATCTCAAGTGCAATATACTCAGACATAATAGATGTCAATTCAGCTTCTGCATCAAGTGCTTGATAAGCATTCAAATCTTGAGCGAATTCAGGAGTCCATTGTGCTTTAAGCTTACGAGTCTTAGCAATAATACCTTCAGACTTAAGCTTCACATCTACTTGAGGAATATTTAATGCATCAGTAGCTTGTGTTCTTGCATTAGGACGACCTGCACCTGAATTATCTTCAAAATCACCTCTTGAATTATCTTCAGGCTGCTTATAGAAGAAACAGTTATAATCAGTACGAGTATCTTTCATAATCGTACGGATCTGATTATCAAATACAAATACTACTTTAGTATCATTATCTCTAGTAGTAGTATACTTTGGTAATGAATTAGCAATATTTGTTAAGCTTGAACCAGATGTAAGTACAAATGATCTTACTGCTCTAAGATCTGGAGTAGTTAAATCAGATGCATCTACAACAATCTTAGTAAGTTCACCTGCTGCAACTGAAGCTGAAAGATCAGAATTATACTGAACGTCAGCCCAAACAGCAAGAGATGCTGTATTAACAGCATAAGTTGAAGTAGATCCAGAATGGAAAGTCAAGTTTGAAGAAGAGAACTGGTTTAATGAATAACCAAATCTACCTGCTCCATAAAGACCTTCCGATGGATCACCTCCTCCTGAATCAGTAAGACCATACATAGATCCTGATTCGAATACATTACCTCCAGCTGTAAATGTTTTATTTGTTGCATCTCCTGTACCACCATATTGGAAGTCTAGAAAGAATACAAGACCTGAAGGTAAGTTCATAGGTTGTACGGAAACAAACTCTTTAGAAGAAATTTGTCCGAATACCTTTCTTACTAACGGAAGAGCAATTCCTGCCCAGTTAGCACCAGTTCCTGCATTAGATGTAAATGCTGAACCTCCTTGTGTAGATGATTGCTCAACTACGAGTTGTTTAGCCTGATTCTCAAGAATCATAGCCATATTATTGCGCTCTACTTCGCCTTCAATTCCTTCAAGTAGACCAGTTTTAGCCCACTTGCCGGCTAAGCGCGCCGCATCACCCTGCATGGATTTCCATCCTGAAGCAGAGCTTTCTAACAAGTTGTTAATTAAATTTGCCATTGTTATTTGTTAAAAAATTATCTAATACCTGCGAGTTTTTGAAACCTTGCAATTGTTGGATCAACATTTACAATTGGCTTTCTACTTGAAACTCCGCTAGGTTTTGACGCTCTACCTACACCTTCTTTCAAAGACGTCTTTTTAGTAACTTTAGTTTCCTCTGCTAGATTTGCCACTACAGTATTATAAACTAATTTCACCTCTTTGATGGAACTAGCTCCATCGAATTGAGATAATAGCTTAACTTTTTTACTTTCTGACAAGTTTTTAGCTTTGAAAATTTTGTTAACGTAAAGTAATTTAGCATTAAGTACGTTAATTTCATTAAGCTGAGTTGTTAGAAACTCTACAGCTTCTTTTAATTCAGCGTTTTCTTTTCTCATTTCAGCAAGCTCTTCCGTTTCTTCTTCTTCAGTTTCTGGTGCTTCCATTTCTTCTTCTTCACCTTCTTCTTCAGTTTCATCAAATTCAACTTCTACACCTTCTAGCTCGCCTGCATCTGCCATAGATTTAACTACATCTTTAATAAGATCCATTAAATCTTCATCAGATACTTCTTCATGCATTTTTTCTTCGTGATGTTTTTCTTCATCCATTTCTTCATGCATTTTTTCTTCGTGATGTTTTTCTTCGTGATGTTTTTCTTCATCCATGTCACCTTCGTGCATATCTTTCTCTTCATGCATGTCATCTTTTTCATGCATCTTTTCACCTTCTTCCATATCACCTTCATGCATTTCTTTCTCCATCTCTTTAAGCATTTCTTCGAGATCTTCTTCAGTCATTTCTTCTTCCATATCTCCTTCTAGAAAACCAAGAGGTTCTCCTTCTGGGGTATGTTGACCAATATTACCATGAGGTTCAGATGTTTCTTCTTTATGCATTTCTTCTTTATGCATTTCTTCTTTATGCATTTCTTCATCCATGTCACCTTCGTGCATATCTTTTTCGTGCATCTTTTCTTCTTCAGAATACATACCCTCATCCATTTCTTCTTCCATATCCATTTCTTCAATTTTCTCAGAAAGAAGTTCTTTTAACTTAGGCGTAAATGCCTCTTCTAATGCGTTTTTAGCATTAGCAATTGCTGTCTCTTTAATAATTTTAGCATCAGCAATAGCTTGTCTTAACATATCAGATGTTGCCATAATAAATGTTTTGAAATTCTATATCTAGTAGAGATATAATAGTATTAATATAATATTAGTTACACCATATTAGGATGGTGATATAATATAAATATAGTTAAAAATATAAAAATTATATTTCGCACTGACCGTGCATACATAATAGTTCAGAAATAGTATTATGTATTGTAATAGGAGTAGATTTAAATTCTTTTGATTCTCTTATAGGATGTACAAATGATCCTGGATTAGATGGTGTAGATACAAAGTCCCAACATAATAGCTCAAAGTCATCTTGTACTTCATTTACACCATCTCTTTGTTGTAATGTACCTGTTCCTCTAGAAGATACTCCTAAAGTAATTCCATTATCAATTAGATTTTTTACTATTTGACCTGATGGTGTTGGTAAGATTTCTAATTTACCCATTATATTTTTACCATCCCAATATAAATCTACAATATTATGACAAACATTTTTTAAATTTATATTCATAGAATCAGGATGATCTAATTCTCCTAATGCTCTTTTTTCCGCTATTAGTACTTTATATTTATCTACTTCTCTATCCCAAATAGACTTTTTATAAAAACGACCGTTCTCGTTTACAGTCTCTACTGTAGCAAGTATTCCTTCTACTATAGGATTACCTCTATGAGATTTTGACTCTGTTAGTGCTCTAACAGGTGAAAAATTAATCGTTTCTACTAAAACTTGCTTCATGGGAATTTTGGTTCAGCTAATTGTAAAAGTGCAGTTTCATAATGCTTAAGTGCAGGATTCATACTGATTACTTTTTTTACTGCTTGTTCTGCGTCAACAGAATTATCAACTAAATCTTCTAACATATCATCTAATAAAGATAATAATTCTTCGCTTGGCATTGAAGAAGCTTCAGTTACTTGTTTACTCTCTTTTAGATCACCATATCCAGAAGCTTTATACTTTCCAGTTGGTTCTTTTACTAAACCTGCACCAGGTACGTCATCTCTATATCCGAGACCTTTAATACCAAATTGTGCTTCTTTAGTATAATATAATGGATCTTTTTCAAGATTCTTAAGAACAATTGCTTTTAATTCTTCTTCAGTTTTATCAGTATTTTTAGGATCTTTCATCTCAGTATAATATCCAGACATAATTTGATCAAATATTTGATTATCTAATCTATCTTTTTCTTGATATGGATACTGATGTGATAAAGGCTCATCCACTAATTTAGATTGTTTTCTTTCAGTTGCTTTTGCATCTACTGTTTCTTCTGCTAAAAATTTTTCGAATGCTTTTTCGAAGTTTTCTTTTTTAGCAGGTTGAAGTTGATTAATAGGTTGAAGTCCTACAACGTTTTCATTTATAATTTGTCTAGATTTTAAAATATCTATAGCTTGATTATAATTAGCAGAGTTAGGAATATAATTTGGAAATAATCTTTTGGATTCTCTTAATAGTCCATCTTTATTTCCTTTTCCTTTTTTTATACTATTATATTGATTCTGTAATGAGCTCATTAATATATTTTTTTTATGTCGTAAGACCTTGGTTTAATTTTTGGCACCGGTTTAAAACCTAATTTATAATAATAAATATGTTCAGCTCCTTTAGCGTCTTTATCTTTTCTAAAAGCTCGTGGAGTTGCATATTGTGCACCAGTTCCAGCATTAGCTGTAAAGGCGGAAGATCCGGCTCCTGTAGCAGTTGCAGATACTTCATCTAATCTAATCAAGCCTCTAATTCTTTCTCTTAATTTAGACTCCATGCTCTATATCTTTAAGTAATTCATAATATTTTAGAAGTCTAGCTATTGACTCGTCATTAACTTCCTTATAAACTCTTGCCTCTTTTAAAAGATCAGCTAAAGTATTAACTTTAATTTTAATTACTTTATCAGTTATATTAGGAATAGCTTGTTTAAGATCCGATTTAATTTCATTTATTTTTAAATTATAAAATGATTTTAATCTTTCTTTATTATCAATATTATTAAGAATTTCTCTTAAAGCTTGTTTTTGTGTATCAAGTAAACCATCATATTTAGAATTAAATTCCTGTAAAAGTACTTGATAAACTAATTTTCTTGTATCTTTATCTTCTGCTAAAAAATCAGATAATTGATTATTTACTCTTTTAGTTTCTGTTTTTTGAGTAATATGTTCTACTAAAGTAATTTTATTCTTTAAAGTAGTTTCATAATCACTATTATCTAATCTATTATCTTCCATTAAACAATATAAAGCTGCATACGGTTTATAGTTTGGAATATTATGATTAAAAAATTCTTTTACATCATAATGATTAGAGATTTCTTTAATTAAATTATATTTTAATTTTCGATTCTCTTCTAAATTAATTTTTTCAGAGTATTTAATAGTTGATTCAATTATTAAATTAGCTCTAGCCTCTGTATCTTCTTTTTTTTCTACTATTCTTTTATATAGTTTATACTCAGAAAGTAAAGTAGATTTATTAAAATATTTTTTAATAAGAGATTGACATTTGCTTGATCTCTGATTTATGGTATCTTCGGTAAGCTGCCTTACAAGTAATTCAAAAATTATACCTGTATTTTTATACTTCGAATGTTTAGCCATTATATTTATTTATTATTATAAATATTTAATCGTTATTTAAAATATTATTTTCATCTAATAACCCATCTTCTTCTTTTAAGATTACGCGTTTTTTAGAATCTAAACGATTAAATAAACCATTGTTAGATAAATTATTTACTTTAGCTTCTGCTTGACTAAATTTGAATTTCTTTGCATTAGGATTTATACGTCCATTATCATTTACATCATTCTTAACGCCTCCACTTCCTAACGGATCTCTACCAAAGTTATTATTTTGAGTACCTATAGTAGATGCTCTTTCTTTTGGTCTACCCTCTGGGTTTTCTTCATCATAACCTTTTGGTACTTCTTGTTTTTGCCCATATCTTCCTGGACCATATAATGATGCTAAATCATGAGGAGTACCATACGATTTACCAGTTTTAACAGGATCATTACCTTCTGCTTCTACTTGAGATAATCTAAACTTACGCTTTGCATCTTCGATTTGTAAATCTCTATATTCTTGATACTCTTCTTCTCCAAAATGGAATATATTTTCATAAATCCAATCAGTTGGTAATAGATTATTATCTTTTATTTGATTTGCTAAGTCTACTTTTTCTTTTAGTAGTGCAACTCTTTCCTGATCATAAATAATTGATGGAGTAGTTGCAGATAATTTAAAATTAGTTAAATTATCATCTCTATATCCTAATGTATATAAATGAACAAATGCTATTTTGTATAGTTCAGACACTATAATTCTTTGAATCCTTTCAACTGTTCTTGCAAATCTAATATCTTGTGCTGCTAAAGTTGCTTTACCATCTAAGTTTTCATCATAACCCATAAATGCTTTAGGAACTTTTAATGCAGCAAATAATTTTTCTCTTAAATAAGCTACATCTTGAATACCGTCATATTCTAAACCTTTAGTTGTTTCAATTTTTGTAGCAGCATCATTACCACGCACTGGTATATAGAAATCTTCTAATTGATTTTGTAAATTGTATTTTAGATTATATTCTCCAGTTTGTTCATCCATATAAGGAGTTCTTTTTATTTTTGAAACTACTTTTTGCATGAAATTATCAACTTCGTTAGGAGCAATATTACCAATATTAATATAAAAAATTCTTTTTTCAGGAGCTCTTACTATACGGTGGATTAACATTGCATCCTCCATTAAAGTATATTGCTTGAATAATTTGCGACCAGGTTCTAAATAACTTCTACCATATGGTAAGTAATTTGTATCAGTTAATAGTCTAAAGTGAGCTACTTCATAGTTATCGAGAATAATTTGGTTTTTATTATCCTCTGATCCTGCTCCCATTACATTATAGTATCCTGTTTGACCTTGAGATATGCCTTGTGGAAAATACTTAAATCTTACCTCTGATGGATTATCTCTATTCCATCCTTCTTGCCTTTCAATATGAAATGCTGAATATGGTATAACATTATATACACCATATTTTTCAGATATTTCTAATTTAAGAAAAAAGTCTCCATATTTACACATATTTCTTACCCATGGCCACATATTAAATTCAATATTTAATATATCATAAAATAAGTTATATAATATTTGTTGAATATCATCATCGGAAGATTGTATTTGCAATACCTCCCCCATATCATTTTTTAAAGTTGATTCATCAGCTACTATATCAAGGGCTGAAGCTATAATAGCATCAGTATCCATTACATCATATTCAGAGTATAATTGTGGTCTTAATAATTGATAATTAAAATTACTTTGATATCCATATAATGAAGTAGGACCAGATGTATAAATTCTATTAAATCTATCAACTAATGCATTAGTATCATATTTACCATATGATTGGATATGATCACTATCAACTACAGTTAATTCTTTACCACCTGCATTTCTAATTACTACATCAGTAGAAAATAGTCTTCTAAGAGTTGCAAAAATACCTGTTTGAGGTCCCATTTGACCTTCATTCTTACCATCTTCGTATGGTGGCATTGGATTATTAATATCAGCCATATTTTAAATTTATAAAAGCCACTTTATATCGTGACCTTTGTCTTTATCTAAATCTACTTCGTATGGATTTCTTACCATACTATTATTTGTATAAATATTGTTATTTTTACTGTTAACTATTCCGTTTAATAAAGTTTTTGACATATCAGTGGATTGTGACTTATAAGCTAGTGATATATCTCTCATAAACATTGCAATAGCAAATGACATAACTAAGTCATCATTATATCCTTCTTGTGAAGCAGCTTTTCCATTTCTCCATACAAATGTTTTCATTTCCTCTAATAATCTTTTAGATTTAATAGTAACACTTCTATCGTTAACAAATTCTAAAAATTTAGAGATAGCTAATGGTCTAGTTTTTAGATTCATTGAGAACCCAGGGGTAAGCTTACTATGATCGGACCATTCAGAAAAGAAAGATTCAACCGTTACGCTACCTCCCTTCGGTGAATGATATAAATTTCTATATCCTCTTTGTTGGATTGCTTGAATAACTGCCCATCCAATAGTTGAGTTCTCTACTACTAATAAAGCATTATTATACTCAGTCGCAATAGAAACTAATAAATTACCAAAATCCAATGTTGGTAACTTACCTTTATATTCAGCAACCTGAGTATTAGAAGCTATATCAATAATATGAAATGCTGAGTAATCTTGACCATCTCCTCTCGCTACATCAGCAGCTACTATATAATTTTTAGAATAATCTACCGGCTCCCATACCCATAATGATTTATCAATACCTCTTTTTTCTTGTGGGTTTACGGTAGTTTCTTCTGTAATATGAGTTAATTGATTAGCTGGAAAGACTGTATCACCGGAAGTATTAAAATCACAATCGCATTCTTGAGCAGCTTTTTTAGGATCTCCTAATAATAAATCTTGTCTATCTCTCCATTCTTGATCTCTTTCTGGATGTACATCCCAGGGTAATTTTATAGGTAAAAAATTATTAGTACCTTCTTGTGCACTAACCCACATTTTATGAAACCAATTTCCTACACCATATGGAGTAGATAAAACTAATGCACCACCACCTGTTGCTAGTGTTTGTTGAGCTGCTGCCCAGGTCTCACCAATATTATCAATAAATGCAGCCTCATCAACAATCAATAGAGATACTGCTTCTGAACGAGCTGCATCTGGAGAAGAAGATTTAGCTTGAATTCTTGAACCATTCTTTAATCTTAAAGATAATTTATTATTTTCTACATTATCAACTTTTAACCATGAAGGTAAATTATTATACATAAATTGCACTTTAGTAACTAAGTTACGTGCTGTTGCCTGGGTTGTTGCTAATGCTAATACATTTTTATTTTCAAAGAAAGACATTAACCATAATGCATATCCTGCACCTAATGTTGAAATACCTAACTGTCTTGATTTAAGAATAATAGAATATGGATTATCTTTCCATAATGTCATTACTCTTTCTTGAAAAGGATATAAATGAAAATTAATTTTACCTCTTTGAGGGTGTTGGATAAAGCAATACTTCTTCATAAAGTGTACAGGATCAGTTGCGCACTTTATATATTCTTGCTTAATTATTTGTTTAATATCCGACACTATTTTTTTGTAAGTTTTTGATAATAACTAACTCCTAAATAAGGTGTAGTATTTATAAAATTACCATTATCATGACTAAATTGAACTCCTCCATTTAATCCTATAATATATCTTCTTTTAGTTCGTAATAATACTCCTAAATTAGCGTTAGCTAAATTAAAGGGTTTAACTATAAAGCCTGTATTAAATCCTAAATATAGCTCTCTTGCATTAATATAATGCTTTTCAGTAATTGTATTTGTAATAGTAGGATATAAAATATTATACTTAGAAGATCTACCTGCTATTTGATTTTGAGTAATAGTATCGTATACAATGAAAGTAATACTATCGGTATGAATTACAGTATCCACATAATAATACTTAGCAAAGTAATCTTCTAGAATGGCAGACGTATCAGTTGGCTCAATTTTATATTCAATCTGGGTGATTGTATCATGAATATATTTTATTGTTTCTCTCTCATAATATTGAGGTACGTAACTAACTGTTTCATTAGTAACTGTATCATAAGTAACCACAGATGTAGTATCTCTAATAATAACAGGTTCAGTAGGACCTCCATTACCATCCCCACATCCTTTCATTAGTAAAACAATAATTAATACTACTATTAAAATGGTATTTATTACTCTAAATTTTTCGTATCTATGTGGTTGTTGTTGCATTATTTATAAATATCTTTATTTATTTTTGTTCCTTTATTTTTAAAATTAAATCACCTTTACCTTTAATTACTCTATGTATACGTTCCTTTAAGATAGTAAATTTTTGATTATTTTCCAACTTAAAAGGTACTTTATTATCAAATTGAAACTGCCAATTATTTGATTGTATTACTTCTATATCTCTTGTGTATTGATCTTTATGCCATATTAAGGACATTATATCAACATCTTTTGAAATAGTGCGAATAAAATAATCTTGATAAGAATTATCGGTAAAAACTACTTCTTTTTCTTGTTTTTGCGGTATTTTTGGATTTTTTTCCATTGTGCAGCATCAACTTTTCTTGCTTTTCCTCCAGTTAAAACAGAATTAACTCTTGCCATTCCCCATTGATGCATTCCTGCACCAGGTCTATGACCTGTTTTCCAAGCGGCTAATCCTTTATTGTATATAGCTCTAAGAGCACCTAAAGGAGCATTAGCTTTTTTTGCTTTATTTTTTAAAGCTTTTGTAACTTTATCTTCTTCATTTAATGTTTGTTTTATTTCACCAAACATTTTTTCAAACTTCTTAGTATATTGTGATGGTTTAGTTTTTGCTCTAGCATCTCCTGGTGCTTTTTTATAAGCGCTAGGATCTTTATCTGACATTTTAGCCTGCTTTTTAAACTGAGCATCTCTTTTTGCTTTAGTTGATTTGCTTAATCCTTTATGATATTTTGCAGGTTGAGTTCCTTTTCTACCTTTAATATCCTTATCTTGCTTAACTTCAGTCTTTTCTTTAAGCTCTTTAAGATATTGCTCTACTAATTTATCTATTCTATCCATTACCAAAAAGTATTCATGTTTTTACCTAATCCTAACTGATGAGCATATCTTGGTAGATTACAAGACCAATAGCCAGGTTTAGTTTTATCTTTTTTATCTTTACAATTATGTCTATCAGCAAATGCTTTTCTTCTAGCTGTATCTTTAAGTTTAACTTTTAATCCTGTAGTTCCACCGAATTCAACTTTTTTTATTCTTCCTGTTGGAGTTTTTACATAAACATAAAATTTTTTTCTGCCTCCTCTTTTAGGTTTATTAAGATCAACTTGTTTACCTTGATATTCAGCTTCTTTTATTTCAAATGGAGTATCTAATATAACTTTTCTTCCTTTAAAATATGCTAATTCACCAACATTTTCAGTTAGATACCACTTATCATTATCATTTACTTCAATTAGTCCTTTAGTATATAATTTACGAGCTTCTTGAAATAATTTACAATATTCTTCGGATCCTATACGATAGATATTTTCCGATAATGGGATATTATATTCAAGATGATACTTTAAACCTTCAGATAAAAGTCCTTTTTTCTCCTCTTTTATAATAGGAGCTTTATTATCATCGCATGTATTACATCCACATTTACACATATTATTTTAATTTTTTAACTGCTAAACCAACTCTATCTGAATCATGACCTGGACTGTTTTTAGAAGCTAGTGTTACGTTAAATTGTCCTGCATCGATTATATCAAATCCATCTTCAAGATTTTTTTGATTTAGTTTGTATTTAACATATCTTACAGCTACATATTCGTTAAATAAATCGTTGTAATTATATTTTGGATCTGCATTTAATTCTTTAATTAATGCTTTTTCTAACCTAATTCTATCTGCATGAGCTTCCCTATCATAAGGATTATTAATTTTAGGAAATTCAGGATATTTTTCGTAAAATTCTTTTAGTTGTTTTTTTAAGGTAGAGCTACCTATTTTTTCTATCAAATTAAGGGGCCCCTCTAATACTGATCCTTTTGTTATTTCATCAATTACTAACATTTTATCAGCATCTATTTCACCATCTTTTTTCTCAACTACTTTTTTAAGATCATTTAACTTAACCGTATTACCCATTCCTTTAGAAGTTTTAGCACTTACTTGGATTTGATCATCTCCTTGATACAGTAAATAATCAATTAAAGGATAATTTCCAGCTCCAGGAAATTCAACTCCTTCAGCTCCTATTGACTTACCATATACTAATGCCCCTAATGGCTCTCCTAAATTTTTTAATACTTCATTATAAAAACTAGGAGCTGACATTGCTTCTTCTATTTCTTCACTACTTGGTTTATCTTGCTTATTAATAGTATATAAAAGAACTTTTTTCTGAGTGTCCGACATTATTTTATTATCTTTTACTCCTCGTTCTAATTCTTTAAATAATTGATCAAGAGTTATTTTTTCATCTAAAGTAATTCCTAGCTGTTGTGGTTTTAATTCGTAATATTCACCTCCTTTAGCTCCTGGTTTTAAAATAATAAATACATCATCTATTTTAAAATTACCACTTCTAGGATGTCTTCTTTGACCGTATTTATTAGAATCTTCAATTCTATCAATTAAAACATCTCTGTTATCATCATATATAACAATTTTATTTTTAGAGGCTGGTTTAATTTGTTCTTTAGTAATTCCTAGTAATGTAATTAATTCTTCAGCTATTTTTTTTGCCTTATCAGAAAGAATATCATATTCTAACTTAACTAATTCTTGTAAATTTACTTTTAAATCTAAATTTTCTAATAATGATTGTAATAAAAGAATATCCTTTTCTTCTGTAAGTTCAGGATACCCTTTTGGGAATTTATGGGAAACTTTATTTAAAAATCTTGTTATAGGATCCATATTATAAGCCCATTTTTTCTATATTATCTGTCTCATCTCTGTTTTGACCTGAATATGTTTCATTATCATCTACAGAAGTTTCTCTAGAATCTGCTTCATTATCATCAATATCTACACCTTCATTAAATTGATCTACTCCTCTATAAATCATATTAAAAATATCTTTACCCCTTTTCATTCCAGATTCGTTATTAAATATAACTGATGAAGTAGTATTATCTACACTATGTGGAATATTAGCTTTATCTAAGCATCTACATGCTATTTGCATCATTGCAGGTGGTATTTTTACTGAGTAATGTTCTTCAGTAAGTTTATTTTCAGATAGATATTTTTTTAAATCAAAGCTATTCATATTACTCTTCTTCTGGAGCTGGTGGTTCCTCTGCTGGAGTATCATCAGCTGGTGGTTCAATACTTACTCCTCCGCTATCTTCTTCATTATTAACATCAACATAATAATGTCTTAATAATCTTGATATAGCGTTTACTGCTCTTTGTTTTTGAGGTAATTTAATTAAAAAATATTTTTTACCTGCAACTTGGGCTATCCATGAATTTTTAGAATAAATTAAATAAAACTCAGCTCCATTAACTAGTACTATTCTAAATGTTGTTGGTATTGGAGATACCCAATCAATAGTTTTTACAAAATTAAAATATTGATTATCAAAAAGATCATTTAAAGTTTCATATAAAGAAGGATAGTCAGTTAAAACATCTAAACCTGCTGGTTTATACTGTGGTTTTTCTAACTGATTAAATACATCTTTAACAAGATTCTTTATCCTATCCTTTATGTTCATCTTCTTTTTCTTCTCCTAACATATCAATTGCTTCCTCTCCTTCTAGATAATGTTTTACAGTACCAACGTAATCACATGCTTTTGTAAGCTTAGCTTGTACCCATGCATCAAGTTGTGTATTATCATCCATCATTTTATATAATTCAGAAGCATATTTAGCAATTTTATATAATTGAGATTTAGCCATTCTACCTTCATCATCTATACCATGATTAGAATGATCAATCTTATTATCTACTCCAACAGGTACTACATGTAAATCTTCTTCCATTTCTTCGTGAGTTTCTTCTTTTTCTTCTCCTAAAAATTTAGAAAATGCTAATTCATAATCTTCTTTATTTCTAGTAGGAATAGTATTAATAGGTTCTAAACCAACGAAATTTTCATTTAATAATTCTTTTTTCTCTTCTCCTGCTACTTGTTTAGTATAAGAGTTTTTTACTGATTCTTTTAAGAATTTACCGATGTTAAAGTTATCTTGTGCCATTTTTTTAATATTTTTTCTTTGCTAAATTAGTTAGCGTACCATAATAAATATCTTCAGCATCTTTACCATACTGCTTTTTAAAACTTTTCATTGGGATATCTTTTTCTAATTTTCTTAATCCCTTCTTTTCTTTTTTAGTTAATTTGCGTTCTTCAACTTCTTCATCTTTAATTGGTCCTCCACCAACCCATGATTGACAGGTTCGAGCAGCTGCGCATTTAAATTTTAAAAATTGACAGTAACCTAATTCTCCTGCTTTTTCAGTTAATGCAGATTCTACATCAGATATACCTTTTTCAATACAAGCTTTCATTTCTGAAGTAATAACAAATGCAGCACAATTACCACATCTCATTTGTAAAGATTCGTTTATACTTTCTTGATTATAAACATCAGCTAATTTTTTCCAATAGGTATAATTACCTTTTTCTTTTAACTCATCTTCACTTAAAAAAATATCTTCCCCTTGAGCATCTGTATATAATCTATTTTTATCAAATTTAATAGATGATACATCAACATCTAATTTAAGATCTAATCTTGGATCTGCTGGACCGTAATTATATTCTTTAAAAGCTTTATTACGATTTTTTAGATTAAGATCTAAATCTTGAGTAGCTGGTGGGCAGGTTTTATCTTCTCTTATTATTTGTTTATATGCTTGTATTAGTTTCATAATATTTAAAATAAAAACAGGCCGGTATATTACAACCGACCTGCTAAATTAATAATAATTAACATAAATTATTTTCTTAAAACCTCCCAAAGTTTAGTTGCAGCAACTCCAATTGCAATACCTCCAATTAGTGGTAAACCCTTGAAATAAACGACTGCTCCGGTAAGACCAGCTACACTAACAACAAAATATTCAGATGTTAAAACTTCTTTTATTTTAGCTAATTTGCTCATAATATTTGTTTTATTTAAATAATTGACTAGCAATATCAAAGAAATAATCCGGTGTAGGATATAGTTCTGTAAATGATTTTCCTAATCCTTTGCTTAATAGTTTGTATAATCTATTATAAGGAACTCTTGATTCATCATCATCAGCTACCTCTTCAGTATCAGCTTCTGTTTCAACTTCTTCCGTTTCTTCTTCTTTTTCAACTGTTTCTTCTTCTTCAGCTTCTTTGATAGCTTGTTTAAATCTCCAGTTATGAATGTTGAATTCCTGTTTACTCATAGTATAAATTTATTTTTATAAATATAAGAAATTTAATCTTTCTTTAGCTCATCTAATTTTTTAAGCATATAATCTAACCCTTTCTTCATTTCATCAGTATTAGTTTTTCCTACCCATTTTTCTACATCACCTCCTTCCGTTATATAGCTTTCATCTGAATAGGTTGTAAATGCTTCAAAAAATTGCGATAATTCCTGCTTCATGTAATCAATATCTTTATTATTTACATTTTTTTTGTATTCTTCCCACTTACCCTGTACTTTCATATTTGTTTGCCAATCGTAAAAACAATCTGAGCATGTTTGTCTAATACTATAAAAGAAAGGATCAGTTTGTTTATTCATAATTTTATTACAAGATGGACAAAAAAGAGGTGCATTAATTTTTTTTGCTAAACTATTTTTTGTAAAATTCTTTTTTATACCATTTTTTATAGTCCATTTTCGACCATCCTCTTCCCAAACATCACCTTCTTTTCTATCAATTTGCTTTTTCTTATATCCTAATTGAATTTGTGTAGCTTTATTTCCCTCACCTTTAATGAGGTTACGCATTCTTTTAATATCTTTTTCTTGAAACTGTTTTTTTAAAACTGTATCTCTCATATACCTAATTTCTTTAATTTATTTATAGTTGAGGAAGCTGAAGTGTGATGTACACCGGTGCCGCCTGCTGCATTCCATCTATCAATAGTATCTTCTCTATCATCAATAAGTATATCGTTAGGAGTTAAATTAGATTTAACATTATGCTTTTCTTTTGCTTTCTTAAAATTAATATATGGTTTAAAAGAAAATAAAGATCCTACATGATTTTTAATCCAAAGCATTTTTCCTAAATAGGATTGTTTTTTAATAGAAGGAGCTGTTAACATTTGAAATCCGTGTGGAGTAATATAATCTACTAATTGCTTAGCATCTGACATTTCTGGTATTCCTACCCAGAATTTTAATTTATTTTTTTCATCTATAAAGTTCCAAAATTCTTTTCGACCAAATTTATTTTCGAACTCTTTTGGTAGCATACCACTTAAATCTATAAATCGTTGATCAAAGTCAGCTACTACTCCATCCATATCTAAATAGATGTTAAACTTACCTTCTTTTTCTTCTTTAATAAAACCTTTTGTAAAATTCATAACTTTCGATTTAGCATCTTTTGTATTATCAAACTCTCTTTCTATTTTTAATAAATCTTGTATCTCTTGATTTAGTTTCTTTTTCTTTTCTCGAGCTTTTTCTATTTCTTCTGGAGTTTTAGGTTTACCTTTTGGAGATGGAAATTGTTTCATTATCTCTTGCGGATCATCAAATGTTTTATCTGCATCTTCTGGATCGTTATTAATTAGAACGATATTATCTCCAAATTCTTTCTTATAAATCTCCATATTTTGTGCTACTCCTTTCCAGGTTTGTAAAATAGCACTTGGTGGTAAACTTCTATCTCTACCTTTATTTCTCATTAATGAAGTAATAGGAGAAACATAAATTAATATCATAAATGTTTCATATCCTAGATCTTCAAATTGTTTTTTCTTCTTAAGAATAGGATTAGAAGCTGCTCCAGTTCCATCAATAATAACATCAGTTAAAGATTCTCTTGCTTTATCTAATTTAGCAGAAGTTGTTTTTCGAGCTTGACCCATTAACTTTGCAGCTTGTGAAAGTTCTTCAGGAGACATATCAGCAAACCTACTTTTACCAATTTGTTTCTTTAAAAGCTCTTCAAATTCATCATCTATATTAATTGTAGTAAATCCTTTTATTCCTAATTTATTTAAAATATAAGTTTTACCTGATCCGGCAGGACCAGCCATAAAAATAGCTTTTGGTTTACCGTTATCCTCTTTAATGTTTGATTTTTTATAATCATCCATATTTTTATCAGATACTTCCTTACCATCTTCTTTAACAGGAGAATATGCCGAACCAAATGGAACTGCTGTTGGATTCTTTTGATGCTTTTTTTGAGCTTTTGGGTCTATATTTTCGAAGATTTCTGGATTATCATAACCAAACTCTTTAACTAATTGACCAGCTACTGCATTAGCTTCATCCTCAATAGTACCTCCAATATCTTGTGGCATGTTATTTAAATCAATATCACCATTTTCTAGTTGTTGATGGTGTACTAATTCGTGTGCTATACTTCTTAAAATATCAGCCATTAGTCTATCTTTAACATATACATCTATAGAATTATCTACTAGATTATATTGAGCTAAAGTTTGTAATTTATCCCTATTACTATGTAAAGATACGAAAAAATTATCAGAAATACCAAGTTTTTTACAACAAAATGTTATAAATTCAGTTAATAATTGATTATCTACCCCTTCAGTTATATCTCTGTAGCTTGTGGCAGGAGGAAATTCACCCATTTTCCTTAAAGCAGCAGCTTTAGTTTTAAATGGACCAAATTCTTGTCTTACACCTGCTCCTAATGGATCATCTTGTCTATAATAAAATTTATTTCCTCTTTTTTCTATAGCTCTATATCGAGAACCAACATTTCCTCTTCCACCACCTTTTTTACCTTCGTTCTTTTGTAATCTTTTTGTTTTTTCCTTAGAAGCTTCCTTTCTATCAGTAATATAATCGAAAGCTCTCTTTAATCTACTCTTTGTATCTGGATCTTTTGCATTTTGGTATGCAGCTCGTACTCTTTGATGTATTAAGTTAATAACTTGTGATTGTCGTGCATGTGATTTAGACTTAAAAGTCTTTGTATTTAGAGTATCAACTATATCTTCTTTAGTTCTAAACTTAACTTTTACTGTATCTTTTGGGTTTTCATCTGTATAAAGACGTCTTCCAGATCCTTCAGGCTTTTTTCCAGTACCTTTTTTAGGATCTTCTTCTTTTAGTTTACTTTTTTTTAACTTTTCTCCAGATTTTACTGCAGCTTTGTAAGCTTTAGAGTTTTTATGTGAAGATTTTTCACCTCTTTTTTTCTTAGCATTTATATTTGCCCATAAACTTTCGTTTAGAAGTTCTTCTTCCTCTAATCTTTCTTCAGCTACTTTATAATCTACTACTCTAAAGAAATCATTTATATAATTACCTCTTTTAGATTTATGT